TCTTTCTTATTATATTCTTTAACTTCCTGTTCGTATTTGGATATATACGACGGGAAGTCATCAAAGAACTCATCTGGAACGGCAAAGACGCAATAGTCATCTTTAGACTCCCAAGAGATGACAAATTCATTATTTTTTATAGGAGTTATTTTCAAGACGGAGTTTTCATCTAAATATTGTAAATAAACCGCCAATGGGTCTACCTTAAGAACTAAATCATCTATGATAAACTGCACTCGCTGCAACTCTAACTTCTTTACCTTTAACAATTTATGAAACAAGCCGATATAAGCCTCGTTATAAACTGCGCGGATTTGATATGATAGTTCCATATTTATCCCTTACTGTTGAAATCTGCTGTCTAGTAGCATTATTTCTCTGAAAGTTCAATATAATACTGAATTTTCTCTTTGACTTTCTCTGACTTTTCAGATAAATCAAAATCTGCCTCTGCCGACGTATCCATAGTCGTCAACTGCGACACAAACTCTGAGATATCAAGGTTCTGCTCTGACTCATCTACAAGGGAATCTTTTATAAAGGCTTCGTCTGGGCTTTTATGAGGAATCGTCGTATGCTGGTATTCTATGAACCTTGTGTCTGAGTTTATAGTTAAGGTCACTATCTCTGGCTTGTGACTTGCATCCAAGGCATAGTTATCTCTTGACAGCCGAGTTAAAGACCATGGATTTACAAAGACCATAGGTCTAGCCCCCTGTTCCTGTCTAAGGATAGTCGTAGTAGGAAAGCCTTTATGTAAGTGCCCTGCCATTATGACGTGAATGTTTGTAAACTTCAAAAATTCCTTGTAGTTGAAGTAAGGGCTGAACGGAATAGACTCTCCATCTGGAAGCAGATGCTCATGAACGACTAAGATATTGATGTTCTCTGAGTTAAGTCTATTGTTTAAATCTGTTATCTCCTGCATAAGTTGCTCTTTATTAGGAGTATAGTCCAGCCCCGATATAGTTACGTTATCAGACAAAGAAAGAGTCTTATTATGGATGTCCTCTAAGACCGAGCCTCTAACAAAGATATTATAAACAGACTCTTCCTTTAAATCTCTGGAACTGAACTTTATATCGTGGTTACCTGAGATAGAATAAAGAGGAACGACACTGTGTAAATCTGCTAACTCTTTCATTAAGCTGTTTATAGCTACGGCTGTATATAAGGTTGGAGTCTTATAGTTAAGTATATCTCCTGGTAAGACTAAGCCTTGTATATTGTTATCTTTACAGAACTGTTTTATAAAGGCTAACTTATCTCTCTGCTCTTGATAGAATGTTTCTGGATGACGACCAGCAGGAATACTAACGTTAATAGCAAGGTGAGGATCACCGATCATCGCTAACTTCAAAATACTCATAATTCGTCCTTGTTCTTATTAAAGCTACTTACGAACTCTAGGAACTTCTTGTCTTGACTTGGATCACCGATATCAATAAAGTATCGATAAATGCCGACGGTTGCCTTAAAGTTCTTCTTAGCACAAGCATGCTCGAATTCTATATAGAAATCATATGCAGGATCTGATGCTTCCTTAGGCAAGGATTGAAATATGCTGTATATTTCTGGCAACCTAAGAAACTTCTTTAATGCGCCTTTGTTCTTTGAGTAATGTTTTGACAGCCATGGTCTGATATGACTTTCCTCAAAATGGTTTCTTAATCCCGTGCTTCTAGGGTAATTATCTGCAGACGATCTGTATCTACGTCTAGAGTAATGGTTCTCTGACTCTAACATTTATCACCCTGATGTGTATGTGAGTTATTAATCAACTGACCGCAGGTAGGGCATCTCTCTAACTTTGACTCCATATGGAACTTCTCGTTATAGGTTGCCTCGATCTCATTATCAAGTTGTGATAATTTGGTAGTTAAGCTTTGCTGAGAATTGAGGGAATCTTGATAGTTTGCCAAGAGCTGTAAAGCTTTGAACTTACCCACAGAATCCTGAACTACGTCTATGGAAGTCTGATTGTTCGTTAACAAGAGATTAGCTGACCCCTCTCTGTCGAACTGATATAGATAGTTTAACAATAAGCGGTTATGTTGAAAGTCATTGATGAAACTTGAGTGTTTATCCAGTTCAGACAGCCTAGACGAAATCTGAGCCGCCTCTTGAGTTGTAGAGGAAAAAGATTCAATCAGCTTTATCTTACTTGCTGTCTTCTCTGCCTCTTGCAGCTCTGTAACCTTGTTCATTAAGGACTCTAGCTTCATCTTTATCGAACCGAGTGTCAGCTTAGAGTTAACTTCTAAGGAGTCGTTATATTTGTATTCATCTAATAAGGTCAAGATTAAATCTTGGTCTTTGATGCCCTGCAAAGATGCTATTTTGTCATTTGTCTCTGTTTGCAGTGTTTGAAGTCTATTCGACTCTTCGGTTATGTCAAGCCAAAGGTCGATGGCTGACAAGTTATTCAACGTATCCGCAAGGAAATCGCGCTGTTCCGTTACCTCTTGCTGCTTAACCTCAAGCTGAGACAGATCGCTGCTCTTTGAGTTATATGACTCTAAGAGTTTATTATGTTCCATCTTAAAGCTACGAATATCTTTCTGAACCAAAGAGGAAGCAGAAACAAGCTTATTTATGTTAAATAACTTATTTAAGACCTTAGTCTGCGTAACTTGTTTAAAGCTAACCATAAACATAGGATCTGTCTGCTTAGAGGATGTTAAATTAAGCTTCTCATCCTCTAGGTCTAATAAATTGAACCCCAAAGCTGAGATCTGCTCTGGTATGTCCTTACCGACCTTGTTAAATGTCTGTTGACCCTCTGCTGTAGTTAAAGTAAAATCGTTATTATCACTTGACTTCAACATATGGATAGACCAAGCAGAAGATGATAACGTTACCTCTGTAGGCTTATTAGTGCCTTCTCTTCGGTAGGACTTATCCCAATCATTGTATAAAGCAGCAGTCAGGGCTCTACGAAGCCCTGACTTACCTAAATTTGATCTACCTGTTATTGCCACAAAGCCCTTAAGCTCTAGCTCTTGGTCTTCTATGGACTGAAAGTTCTTAATCTTCAGACTATATGACATTCTTAATCCTCAAACTGTTCCTGTTCGTTATCACCCTCTACGTCTAGAACTGCCGTCTGACCATTAAGCCTAGTGTCATACGACTTAGGCTTAAAGACGGCTCGGTTAGCCTCTTGCGAACTATGATAATTCACGTCTTTTGTAAAGACATGAACATGCTCACTAAATAGAGCTTTTCTCTCAGCTCTCCGCTTCTCCTTAGCCGCCTTATTCGTCATACCCGACCCAGAAGTCAAGATAAGATCTGCCGTCTCGACTGGCTTAAAGTATAAGCTTGTAATTTCTAACATATCATGGGAAATATAATGCCATTTCTTTGTTACCTCGTCCTGATATTCAAAATCAGAGATAACGATGATGAATGTTGATCCCGGTTTCATGACCTCATAAGCGGTCTTAATAGTCTCGTGGAAGTAACCCTCAACCCAACCATCATACTGAGGAAAGCTATCAACCGACTGCTCACCAGCATCACCATCTACGGAGTTATACAGCTCAGTGCTGAAATATACAGGCGAGAACAGCTGAACGTCAAAGTAATCTTTATAGGTTTCTCTGAAGTTAAGTCTATTCTGCAACTGCTCTGATGGACAGATAATAAAGTCATACTTATGCTTCTGATTAGTCAAGCTCTTAGGAATAAAGTTATTGTATATAAACTCACCGACTTCTTTCTGTCTAGGTATGACGTCTATAATAACTTGATGCTTTAATCTCATTAATGCAGATGCTGCTAAAGTTGGAGTGTTCCAAGAACCGACCAGATGAAGTGAATGTTCAGCCGTAGGAGTATAATGATTGATTATAGCCGCATAGACACTGGAACGGAACACAGACGCCCTGTCGCAGAACATAGCAATCAACTTAGACACCAAGTCATAGTTAGCTTCCCTTGACTCTTGCAGCGTAGGCTTATCAAAGTCCCCATTAGCTATATTCTTCCAGTAAGCAGGACGCATAAGGTGCTTAACATCTGTAGCGTCATTATAAGCATCCCAAGTCAAGATATCGACAGGATGCCCCTTCTTACACGTAGCTATCTCTTTATATGATAAGTTATTGATAATAGCCCTACCTTGGTCTGCCCCGTGGCTCTTAAACTGCGTTCTACCATTCTCTGACCTATACGCTGGAACGATAGTTATGCCCTTAGCCATCTTACGCATAGACTTATTAAGCTCATTTACATCAACCTTTAGCTTTCTTGCATAAAAGAATCGCAGAAAATGCAAATAACCTTGATTGTCATAAAAATCTCGCGCCATCGTCTCAACGAACTTCTGCCTGCCGTCTATAAATATCTGCGGGTCTGACTTTAAGCCTGTCTTAGATAGACGTTCATCAACCCTCTTATTCTGTGCCTCTATAAATGCTTCTCTCGTTGGGTACTTCTGATAGAAAGCCAAGCCATGAGTCTTAATGAACTCTGCCTCTGTGAGAATATGCACTGAATTCGATGACTGTGTATTGTGTTCTTGTATTGAGTCTAGCATAATTTACCCTTACTTTTCAAATTTAATGTTATGCTTGTTATAAAGCAAATACCTTCTCAAATAGTAGGAAGTATCTGCGCGGAGTTTAAACTAGTTAGAGCCAGTCCAAAGACTCTTAAATGGACGCTCTAAGACCGACCAGATGAAGCCCCTCGTCTCTGGATCTAGGTCTAAATACTCTGGGCTGTTTGTAAAGGCTTTCAGCTTAGATAAATCTTTGCTAAACAGATCTGCCAACTCTTCCTCTGACTCGCAGGTTACAATATGAGTCATAAAGAAATCGTTGTCTTCCTCTAAAGTAATGTTAGCTGTATCAAGTTCAATGGGATTTTCAAGGGAGAATATGCCTTTAGCATCCTCTATACGGATATTGATGTCCTCTGACATCTGTTCTGGGTTATCAAAGACTGAGAAATATGACAATAAGTCCTCTTGACCGAAATATTTAAGTTTAAAATATTGATTACTATCAGACGGCAAGAACTCTACACCATCTGCATAATCAAGGTCAATTGATATAAGCTTCTTAACCAGATCGATCTTATCAAAAGGGGGGATGACCTCAATCAGCTTTAAAATTGTAGACTTAGTCATTTAATATTACCTTAGATCTGAAGTAAATTTATGAACAAAGACATCTTTACACAATCGCAATAAAGATTATCTTCATTATCGAACCTAAGCTCTACACAGCAGGCTGGAAGTACACTAAAATCTTTCAAGAGCTCTTTAAGTTGTTTCTCTGCCTCCTTGCTGACTAAAGTCTTGAAGCGAACGGCAGACGGAAGCTCAAAGTCATCATGAACGCAAAGATTAGAGAAAGCTCTCGTGGACTTATGTTCTCTATATTCATCATAAAATCCTGAGATAGACGTTGGTGAGTAGTCTGCGGTCATGACCAAGTCGATGTCTGGGGAGATTTCTGCGAAGTGTCTGAAATTTGACTCCTCCACCCGAGCTGATAGTTCATTTTGAATCGACTCTAAGTCTAGACTATCCTCATCAAGACTGAATTTTATATATTGTCTGCCATTTGGAACTGAGATTTTTTGGATTGAATTTAGTTTATTTGTTAGGGCTTTAAATGCCGAAGCATTTATAGTCATAGCGTCGACGTCAATGAGAGATACCATCTTCAAGATCCTTAAAAGTTAAAGTTATCTGAATTTGCCAAAACTTGACTAACTCAGATAACAAATTGCAAGGACTGAACGTGGTATGTCAAAAACACAGTTTTTCAATCTTAACACCTCTTGAAGTTAAGAGGTTATGACTCATCGTCTATGTCAAACTGAAGCTGCTCTCCATTCTCATCTACAGGAACTTCATCTGTTAGATTACCGTCTCTAGAGTTAGACACCAGCTGATTAAACCTCTTGATGACATCTTCCTGCACCTCTGGCTTCTGGTACCACTCTAGGAACTTACTCTTAGTGTAAATGAACCCTGCATACTTACCCTCATTGTTACCGTTAGGGTTAGGGATCAAGGCTGGGTTCAACGGTTCATATTTATAGTAAGCGCCTTGATTGACTATAAAGCCTCGAGCCTTCATTATATCCTCTAAGATGATAGAGTCGACTGTTCCCTTGCCATAGACGACCGCGAACTGAGCTTTTACCATAGGCGGAGCTAACTTGTTCTTGATCGTCGTAGCCCAGACCTTATTACCTATGCGGATCTTCTCAACTTCGCCAGAGATTGGGTTCTCCTTCTCCTCCTCAATCTTACTGAAGCCCTTGAGCTGCCAACGAATGGAGTAGATGTATTTAAGAGCCTCACCGCCTGTGGTATTCTCTCCACCTTCATTTGCCTGAGCTGAATCAAGGACGCCAGACGGTCCGAACCCGCCTGAGATATCTGGAGCAAATCTAACTTGATTAATAAGAATGAACGCTATGTTATGCTGGTGAGCTATATTCTTAATTTGATACGATAACTTACCCCATAGAGTAGCATGCAGACCTATGCGCTTATTGCCCTCAAGCTCCTCTTTAGCTCTAGTTGTGGCTATAGAGTCGATGACGATAAGATCGATTTTATCCTTGTTCTTTTTGTCTGATAGCTTCTTATCAACCATAAGCAAGATATCTTGAACTTCCTCACCGTTCTGCGGTTGAACGAGCATAAAAGACTCTTCGTCTGTCTTGATACCTAAACTCTTAGCGTATCTTATATCAAAGACAGCCTCTGCATCGATGTAAATGACATTACCGCCCTGCTTTTGGCACTGAGCAGCCGCCTGTAAGCATAACGTTGTCTTACCTGATGTATTAGCACCTGTGATCTCTGAAATATGACCCTTAGCCGCTAAGCCGCCTATACCTGAAATTGCATCGATAATGACCGACCCAGACGATATAACGTCCAAGTCAAGCTTCTTCATCTCATTAACAATCAGAGGGTTCTCTTTAGCGTACTTATCCTTGAGATCTTTTGTTAAATCACTCAAAATTCCCATTTGTTCTCCTTTGGGTTAAATTATTTGTGTATTATTCATCGACTAAAGGATCGTAGCCTTGAATCAAAGCCGTTCCTTCATCTGTGCCTATCTGCTCTCCTGCATTGTCACCTATGTCATCTAAACTCTTACTCATATTATAAGACAGACGTAATGCAGACTCTGTTTTATTCAACTGATCCAAATTATCCGTTAAGAAATCTGTATGAGCCTTGATGGTTGAGAACATAGACTTAATCTTATTGAACTTGACTGTGCAGCCAGACATAAGATAATTAGCCTCACGTTCCTTATCTGCATTCGTATTCAAGAACTTAGCTGTGAACTCAGACCCGCAAATCTCTGTCCATTGAGAGTCAAACAAAGACTTAGCATCATTCATCAACTCCTGCGCCTTAAAGATAATCTCCACCTTTAAATATGCCACCTGATCCGCATTCTCATAGATTGACTTTCTAAGACTCTGCAGTTTACTGACGTTGGAACCTAAGGTCTCCAGCCTTCTGCCAACCTTATGAGCAACGTGATCCGACTTAGAAAAATCTGCCAAGAGCTTATTAACTCTCTGATGCATCTCAGCCATCGATTCCTGCATCTTAAACAAAGCTGCCTCTACCTCTTGCGTTGAGGCAAAGAAATGCTTGCGGACTTCCGTAATACTTGTAAAATCTGCCGCCATTACTTATACCTTTGGATTAAACTTAGATATGATGACCTTACAGTTTAGAATTTTGGAGTTCATCATTCCTTTCAGTTTAGCGTATTTGAGCTCCTCTAACGTTGCAGCCTTGTGATACAAGACGATGACGAACTCACCTCTATAATAAATTGCAGTCTGACCAGAATCAAAGATGAAGTCTAGGTCTGCAGGAAAGCCATCTGAGTTTATAGGTTTATTCTTCAGCTCTCTCAAGATCAAAGTCTTAACTGGACTCTTACCGACTGTATTTTTTCTTAACCCTATGCCGCTTGAGCGACGTGGTCTGTTAGATGTAAAGCGTTTCATAATCTGACAAAGGCTCCTTAATAAATAATATCTTTCTTTGAGTTATTGTAGATGTATAATATGGCGGCTTAGTAAAAAATTTAATGGACTCTCGATAAGTTATGTCTATAAACAGATCTTTCTTAATCTCGTCTTCTGTCAAGGTCTCATCTAAGCCTTTGATGCCTCTGCCTGTAGGTTCAAAGACACCGTTACGGTATATGACCTCTATGAGATACTCGCCATTAAAGTCTAACTGTTCCTTAGAGCCTTCTTTTATTAAACTCAGAACTTTTGTTATAGCTACGCCCCTAAACCTAGCGTTAATGATAAAGACCATCTTATAAACTCTCTATGTATTTGATAAGGGCTGGGATACCCTGACCCTTTACTGTTCCGCCAACGGGCATAAATCTCTCCGTTGTTAGAAAGAAATCTATATCCTGCTGTAACGTATGAATTCTAACCGCATAGTCTGACAAGCGCTCATAGTCAAGACCCAACGCAGCCAGCTGCTGCAAATTGTCATTTATTCTGCTCTGTTTGTTTTTCTTACCTGATCTGCCGTTGTAGATATTGACCGTAGAATTATGAGCATGGATGTTAATATTGGTCTGAGGCTCTGAGAGTCTGAAATCTAAGGGCTCGTCCTCTAATGCTATGATTGTAGGTTCAGGTTCATCATTCTTTAAAAATGAACTTATACGCTCTACCTTATTAAAGAAAAGAATAGCGTCCCCATCTTCTTTTCTTCTTATATCTGGATTAGATAATTTATAATCCTCTCCATTAATGTGAATCACAAGATCATTGTCTAACGGCAGGCTCCTTTCGTTCAACCACCATCTGAAATCTTTGAAAGTCATCTTTACTCCTTTGCACCGTCGTTTAAGTTTCGGAACGAATATAAATACTCTCAGCCTATATGAAAATCGACCTCTGTTCGTCTATTTCCTGCAGAAACTACTGACCAGATTTTAATTATTTCGTTTAAGTTTAATATAGGTCTCTTGACCCTCAAAATTCAAGCGTTTGAGAATATTTGAGTTAGGCTTTAATTTGAAGTCTAAAGGCGGCAGTCTGCGAGTCTCTTTGAGTTCTGCCTCTTGTCTCACAATTTGGTCTAAATTTTGCAATATTCGAAATAAATCAGGTTTCTTATTGAGAACGATTCGCTTCAGTTTTCTCGACGTTGAAAATACTCTCAGCCCTATATGAAAATCAAACTCTGTTGTTTCATTTCCTGCAGAAACTGCTGTCGAGATTTTGGAAATTTCGTTTAAGTTTCGAGAACCGTATTTTGATAATTTTTTCATATTTTAACCTACCCCCAATGCAATCTTGAACTTTTGATAAGATTGATAATATTTTGCATCCTGCTCTCTCATCTGACGAGTCACATATGTCGGTGAGTCAAGAATGAATAATTTATCAATCGCTCTTGATAACTGAACGTATAGGATACAAGACTCAGACAAGAAGTCATCTTGCTTAATCATACCCTGCCCGAAGCCACCAACGAATGTAACTGGAAACTCCAAACCCTTAGCAGCATGCACAGTCAATAGCTTAACCGCATCCTGTGTAGTGTCCGTCTCTAGGTCTGCGAAGTCTAATGTTATCTGATCGTAGATATCTTTCAAAGTCAGAGATCTATCTGCGTCGTAATAAGTAAAGACCATAGTCGTAAATGCCTTGTTTATTAAATCTAGGTCTTTCCTCGTAGTGAAGTCTGCCGTAAAAAAGTTGAATACAAGGCTCTCAAAGCCGTCGATGACGTTACTAAGCTTATCAGGCGTATCTATGTTTGAAAGCGATTGTAGAGCAGTATAGAGGTTCCTAAGACGACTTATCTTCTGCTCTTCAGCAGGAGTGTAAGTTGAGTCAAATACAGAAGTTCCTTTGTAGGTCAAGAGGCGCAGCCTATCTACGAACTTCTCACCTATACCCTTGACGTTTGCCGCTACGGATAATAGTGCGAACTGGTTGTCTGGGTTCAGCATCAAGGTCAAGAAATCGAAATAAGCCTTCGTAAGCGGCTTCTCAAAGAGCTTCCTGCGGTTCTTAGACTGGATGTTATAAGGGATGTTCTCTCTAGCCAAGATAGGCTCTACTACAGACTTCAAATAACTGTTCGTTCTGGCGAGGATAGCTATGTCTCTGTAGGAGTAGCCCTGCTCTATTAAGTCTTTGATCTGAGCAACAATCTTCTCCCCCTCCAGCAGGTTAGTCTTGACCCTGACGAACCGAACAGAACCTGACGTGTTTTCTCTATAGGCTCTAGCCGCGACTGCAGACCTAGCAAGAGATCTGCAGATATTACCTAACTTAACAATACCCTGCGTAGATCTGTAGTTATATTCAAGGGAGAAGCTCTGTATATTCTTGAAATGTTTGTCAAGGAACTCTGGCTGTAGCATATAGGGTGATGACCATCTGAATGAATAGATCGTCTGCGCTTCGTCGTAGATCAGATATAAAGAGTTGTGTTCGGTCAGTAAGTAGATTAGATGGAACAACAATGGATCTAAGTCCTGAGCCTCATCTACGAACATTATGGGAAAGTCTTGCTTTATCTGCCTGAGCTTGTCAGAATTAGCCTGAAGTAGTGAGTATAGCCTATAGACGAGGTCCGCATAATCCATCTGCTTATTGTTTCTCTTGAACTGCTCGTAAGTCTTAAAAGCTAGAGCAAAGTCTGCAGGACGTAGAACGGACTCTGGAGCATCGCCAAACTCTCTGTAGTCAAATGCCCTCAGGTCTACGTCTAAGATGTCTTTATTAGCCTGCACCGTAGCCTTATACCATTGCGTTAATAACAAGGCATCTGCCGCTAATGTCGTCAGTTCTCTCTTGTTTTGTATATTATAAGACTCTGATAACTTAGTTTCTTCGAGGACATCCCGCATAACAAGGGTAGCCTGCCACTCGTTTAATAAGTTAGGTTTTATCTGAAAATATTTCTTTAACAAGGACAGAGACAAGGAGTGAATTGTGCTCATCATAGGCTTGTCTGAATAGCCCGTTAATTTATTGTATTTTGTCAGCAGATCCCTAGCAGATCTGTTGCTGAATGTGTTGAATATAATTGACTTTGGATCGACGCCGGAGTCTATAAGCGATTTGATCTTCATAACCGCTGTAGTCGTCTTGCCTGCACCAGCGACGGCGACAAGCCTATAAACGGAGTCTCGTTCGTGCTGAGCCTCGATAAATTTCTGTTGGAATTCGTCTAAATTAAATTTGTTCATTGTTTCTGACACTGTTAAGGATTGAGTTTGTAGTTACGTTTTTTATGTGCTCTGTATCAAACTTTCTTGCATACCATTTCATCCTATCAAGAATTGCGTAGCTGTCTTCCAGAGTTATATCAGGAGTTTCACAGAAAGCATCTGTGTCATAAGCGTCGATTAGATGGCGTATAACAGTTCTGCAAAATTGATCGATTTGTCTTTTAGTCAGTCTTTGCATTAGGTCTCCTTTAAATTACGATATTGTAATAGACACTGCGGAAATAAAATTACATATACAGTATTACGCCTCTAAGGGTTCCTGTTAAACGTTCGAGGGTTGACTGGGGTGAACACTTTGTATTTTATCGTTTTGCAGTGTAAACGACGTTAAGGATTGTAATTCCGATTTTGATATCTGACGAAGTTTATATCCGTTATACAAGCCTTTGTATCTGTGTTTAAAATCTGCAAAGGTTATGCCATATGCGGATCTGCAATGATAGATCAAGGCTGATCTGCGCCAGACGCGCTCTGTGCCGTTAGGGGCTGTGATGATGTATAACTTTAGGTTTTCTTGACGGAGCTTATGATTTATCATTTAAAGCATCCTTGATACGTTCCTCAAGCGACTTAGACCAATCGATTTCATGAGAGGGTCCAGCCATAATCTGCCTTATGTCAGTTAATAACTCTTTAGGCAATGGGTTTATTAAAATATTACCTTTTAACCGAAGCCTGACGCATATTTTCTTAGGTAAGCCTGCTTTTGTTCTTTTCTTTTGACCTGGTTTTCTTTTTATAGGTCTAAGCCCTCTAAATTTGCCTCGCATTGTATTATCCCTTAAGTAAATCTACGTTTGTTCTCTTCGAATAATAACTTCTCTTCGCCTGTTTTTAAATAATACTGCGGGTCTATGTATCTCTGGTTGGTGTTAGGAGATTGTAACCCGCCTCGCTTTTGAATATAAGCCCCAACCTTAAGGATATCAAGCTCTGCCATTAGGTCTGGGCTTAGTATAGATGGCTCTAATCCTGTGAATAAGGCTGTCTTTAATTTGTTTAACTTTACGATATTTATAAGTCTAAGGAGATAAGGAGTATCCCACTCACCGCCATAGAATAAGACGCAGGTTATATGCTTGTTCTTAGCAATCAACTGGGATAATACGTCTAGGGTCAATGGAGAGCCATAAGTGGCATCCCAAGTGAAAGAGGAGTGGCAACCCTTGCAATGCAGAGGGCAGCCAGAGATGGAAAGTGCCAGTGATAGCTCATCTGGCACTTCCTCCATTACGATCTGCGGATGTGAGTAATAGAGCATTAGGCTATATTAACAAGCTGCAGCCGCTGCTTGGGCGGGAACAGCCAATGCAGCAGACCCTATATGCGGAGTTTGATCTTGCTCTGCCATCTCTATGTGTGCGCACGCCTGCGCCTGTGTATGTGTAGGCTCGGTCTTAGCATAAAATCTTAACTTAGCCTCATTCTGTCTGTCTAGGCTGAAGTCTGATATGCGCTTCAAGTAGCCTATGACTCTTGTAGCATAGTAAATATTCTTACTGTGGCACTTAGGGCATTCAGTCAAGGTTCTCTTATCAATAAAGCCACAATCATCGCAGCCTGTGACCTTGATGTTGAAGCAAAAATACTCGCAGCCTTCTTTAACAGCTACATCGAGAAGCTTCTTAAACTGCTCTTGTGTTGGGTATGATTCAAGGTTGCAGTGGTAAGCTGAACCTCCATCTAGATACTGTGATGTCTCTCTGCCGTGTAATGCGAACTTGTCTAAGACGGAGATCTCGTCATCCTCAACTTTGTATAAGTAAGAGTTGTAGCAGTCACGAGGAACGAAGTAACCATCTGCTCTGTCCCATTTAGCATTTTTAACGCCGAGATTTTCTGCTGGAACAAACTCTGTATTAAATTTAACTCCGTAGTGTTTAGAGGCTCGTTTGTTTTCATCTGAGATTTTCTTTAATAAGTCTCTGACCCAAGTCTTGTATTCTTCGTTATTGGAGATGTCATAGCCTAAATACTCTGCTGCTTCAACCACGCCGTTAATGCCTACAGTTAAGAACTGTTTGTCTAAAGATAAGAAGTTACCGTTGTAAAGCGGAAGCATATTGTTCTCATAGTACTCTTGGTACAAAGCTTCAAATGCCATCTGGTATTTATAAATCTTTTGAACCTGCTTTACAAGATCACGGTTGTCTTGAACCAAGCGGTTAATGTTTATCGTTATGACATTCTTACTGCCTGTAGCTACGCCACCAGCACCTAAGGAGTAACTAAACTCTTTCTGAGAACTGATGTCACTTTTTAGACGGCAGCAGCTAGATAAAGCCGCAGCAGAGTCACTTGTATAGGTAAAGAAAGCATTACCTTCTGCGTACTCTTTAGCAATAAAATCTTGGAAATCTTTGTCTTTAAGAGAATTACCATCGTTTAAGCAAGCAGCTGTGATGACGGGGAATGTTAATAGAGCTTTAGTTCTCTCTTTATTGAACCAGCCCATAAAGAACTTCTGCAACTTAGCCAAAGATTTATAACTTGGCTTAGTGAAATCTGGGAATACGAAGTCGCCGAATATTGCCTCAAAGTATGGCTGGTCGTATATTGATATGTTCCAAAATATAGATTGGTAACCCCTTGCAGCAGCTGGCTGGTTTAAAGCATAAACTGTCTGCTGAAACTCTTGCTCTATAGTCTTAGCATGAGTCTCTAAGTAATCATCTCCGAAGTCTTTTTTTGCAAAGTAATCAAAGTACATAAGCCACTCTACCGACGCGACAGCACCGGCAAGTTGCGAACTTACAGCAAATAAAAGATTTATAAGACCGCCATTAAACGATGATAGATGCTTAGGAGCCTTAGTCTCTCCACCAAATGCCCTTAAGCCATCTGTTAAGAACGGATACATAGTTATAGAAGCACAATAAGGCATAATAGATGTCTCATCGTGTGTATAGATTTCATGAGCCTCTAACTGTCTGATATACTCGTCTGCTGTTTCTTGGTCGAATAACTGAACTAACTTATCGTGAATAAGTGACCTGTTTAGTTGAATGTTAATGTCCTTATGTAGCTCCGCTGACAAAGTAGAAATGTTCTTGCTTGACACATTGGCATTGGCATCTAGCTTTGAGCCTGTTGCCGCGTTCTTTGCTTTCATATACGAGTATATGAAACTTTTTTTAGTGTTGAGTTGTTCCTGTGTGAGTCTAACCACGATTAATCCTTTCATAATTAAGTTGTGAAATTAGGATGAAGTTTGTTATAAATTAGCAAAATCATCTAAAGAAATAAAAAGGACAACTTAACTCCATTTAAGTTGAGGTCAAAGGCCCTTAAATAGGGCTTAAAGAAACGCTTTAATTCTATTCAGCAAGGCTTCACGTTGCTTCAAAGAAAGCTGGAATAAGCTCTTTACATCTGCTGCGTCATACAGATCCATGAGATCTAGCTCTATGAAAGAAAGCATATCCACAAATGAGTCTAATAAATTTAAACATTTGTTCTCTTTGACTAAATAAGCCAACTGTGCAGCAACTGCCTCGAACTCTAACGGATCTTGGATATATGAACTTAAAAGAGCTGGCTCTGTTTTATCTACAGTCTTACCATCTAAGCTCTGATATGTGTGCATAAGCTCATGAATTACCAAGCACCTGCAGGTGATGTCGTTCTTCAAATGATTAAAGAACTGCGCCTGAAAGCCTAGCGTCATCTGGATTACGCCATCTTTACCTTGACTTACGTATGCCACCCCGTTTGCTTTAGGCGGGATATAAACAGACACTGTATCGTTGTTCTGGTTCTTAAAGCTAAAGGAGAAGTCTGGGGTTTTCAACTTAATCCAGTTAGGGGCAGACTTCTGGTATGCGTCTGCCATAGCATTTAAGTCTTTAATCAATTGACTTAATTTAATGTTCATCATCTCTGTTGTCTCCCTCTCTTTTGTCTGTGTTAAAGTATACCATCATCACCAAGATCTAGGTAATTCTTCATTTCTCTGCCAATCTTAGGGTGCTTCAACTTCTTAATTGCACTAGACTCTATCTGACGAATTCTCTCTCGAGTTATACCACCTAAGACATACCCGCACTCCTCTAAAGAATAAACGTCTCTGTTAAAAGATACATTCTTTAAGTGATTTGCATTCTCTAACATATTATCCACATGAGCAGAGATTACAGCTCGGTCAAGTTTATTCGCAAGCTTCTTAGTAGCCTTAACCAAGCTATTTACTGCCTTCTTATTCTGAGGATCTAAAGGCATTATGCTTAACAGAGCAAGCCTGCCTTTTATCTCTTTTATAGTCTCTTTGTACTCATCGACCTTTGCTTGAGTCTCTGGCGTCAAGTTCAGCTTCAGAACCGCGCCGCGATTATTGAAAAATGCCATGATCTATCCTTTTATTTGTTCTGCCATTATATAGACGAGTTTATAATGGATTTACAGAGCTTCTAACATTTCAATCAATGCCAACTCAACCTTCTGATCCAAGGCTTTCTTAGCTGCCAAGAACTCTGGCGGAGCTGCCACGACCTTATAAGCCTTCTCGATCTGCAACTTAGCAGAGGACACGCCCTGTATGTTTAGACCAGCCACTGAATCCGCTTTATTGTATGTTAACGTGGTCTTCTTAGTTCCTCTGGTTATAGAGTATCTATCCATAGAACCCTTACCTGACTGGTTAGAATACCTATTCGTGGTCGTTCCATTAAACTTTATGCCGATAGATATTCTATGAATGTTCAAGTCATCTACATAAGTGTATCTGTAGATAGCAAGGAATACACCAATATCGTGGCTGACATTTCGATAGCGGTCTATGTATAAGACTGCCTTAGTTATGATATCTGCTGTGCTAGGTTGCACCCACTGTAAGTTCTTATCTTTGATCTTTGCCAGATGCTCCAAGACTGCTGCACCTGTGGCGAATGTCGTCTTCATCTGCCCTGATGTGAGCTTCTTGTTCTTGACCTCCATCAGAAACTCTTTCTGTAAGGTCTTAACTGCCTGCTCTTTGATCTGGTCTTGGGTCAAGACCGTAGAGTCTTTAGACTTAAAATTTATGAAGTCTGCTAACAATAACTCGCCCAGAAAGATACCGACTTTCTCTGCCGAACCTATAGGAACAGTCTGAGAGATCTCTGCCGCGAACTTAGACTCTAAGATAATCTTACGCCTGATGAGAGTCTTCAACGAGCCTTTTAAGTGTTGGAAGTCTGTGGGCATACCATACCTCAGCATCCAACGAGAATAGTCTGCCGTCTTCATATCAAGTCGCATCGGAAAGCGATTAACGATATAAGGGTTATCTTTGCCCTTTGTTAAAAGTTTAAACAAGCCATAGGTATTTACTGCATCTGAACATCCGTAAACGAATACAGACGAAGCAGGGTAGTATTGTAACGGTATATACTTCTTTTCGCCAGACAACTCATTTATCTCAAGCATCTTTCTATGCAAGAAGTGCTCTGACATTGGCTTCAAGCCCACCGTGAACAACTGATCCCTGATGCCTAAATTTATAGCTATCAGCATTGTGTCTGTATACTCTGGGTTCAGGACTATATTATGCGTCTCCAAGGTCTCTCTGTCGTATGGGGCGTTCTGGTAAATTATTCTGAACTCTTGCAGCTTACGCAAGAAGTCTATGATCTCATCGAAGCTATAGTTATGAATTCCGTCTTTCTGGTTGTGCATGACTGGTAAGTAATAACCCGTAGTCTCTGACGTAGCTATACAGACACCGACTATAAGAGAGGGGGTTGCAGGATGTCCGCCTATAATTCTGATAGTCTTATCCAAACCCGTAGTCTCTAGGTCTAATGCTAAGAGCTTCATGCTGCCGTCTGCTTCATTCTTAGCCCTGACAAACTCTGGCGATGGCTGAGACTCATTCCTGAGCTGCTCTAGGAATGCATCTAGGTCTGGAGTGTTATCTGGCGATATAAGATTAAAATCACAAGACTGCATCCAGTTATGAGCAGGCAACTTCTGCAGCTCCTCCTTCAAGAATAATTTATTAGGAAGCACCTGCTGATATGGCGGAGTCTTCATCTCTTGCTCTACAAGGGCTAAGGTAGATTGCTGCCAACAATCCTGATGCAGGAACTGAGCTGGCTGCGATGGAGTATTAGTTGTTAACCTCTGATGTTGCATATCTTTTATTACTCTTCGTCTTTGTTAGCGTAATATGCCTTCATAGCAGAATACAAGACAAGAGGGCTCTCTGTGTTCTCGATCTCTTTCTTGAACGTAAACAGAGAGGCATCTGGGTTATTAGCAAAATACTCTATAGCCTCGACTAGATCATTAGGGAATCTAATATCTGAGCCATAGACATAAGCCAGTGCTGTATGCTCGTTGAATAAAGACAAGACTTTCTTAACGCTGTTGTAGTAGTTCTCTAAAGGTTCAAAGACCTTTGGCTCTACCAATGCGTCCTTATTAACGATCAGCTTATTCATAGCCGCATCTAGGATAGCCTTATACTCTCCCACCTGAACATCATTTTTAATTGTCATATTTTCTCCTTTAGTTTCTGTGTTAAGTTATAGAACTCTACGAGAGCCTTTCTTTATAGGCGCACCTATATAGTTCCTCTGGAGCTGATAAGTAGCCTTAAGGAACTTACCTAAGCCTAAGAACTCGTCCAATCTGTCAAGAATCCCTGCATCCATTGCATAGATATCTAATGTTACGTTCATTACTTTAGTAGGAACGACAGCTGTAAGTATATGCCTCTTAGTGCTGCCACTGTCCTCTATAAGCTCTATGTGAATTCCAGCCCTTCGCTCTAAATGAGATTCCGTCGATGCATTTATTCTGACATGACTTAAATCCACATCACAGATAAAATCATAGAACTCAACTGTGATGTTAGCATCTAAGGCAAGAGCTTCAGTATCACCTTCTTCAAACAGAAATTCATCTATTACCTTTGCTTTGTCTTGAACGAGCATAAAAGGAAAATGATTAATATCTTTGCTCTTAGGGTCTACTACAATTTCATAGTTCAACTCTTGCGCCTGATAGTCTTCTGTTAAGAAGTTCCAAAGCAAGCTTATTTTATCTAATAAATTCATAACAGAATCCTTTTGTTTATTTATGTATATAACTGAAAATCAAGGACTGATTAAATATGATCCGCCTCAAACTTGGCGATTATCATGTCGTATAATCTGTCTAGGTATTTTGTATTACCATTCTTGAAGTCTGCCGTCAAAGACTGATTCAGAATTGTAATAGTCTTAGGATTAAGATACTTTCTTATCTGCTTTATACGAGTAGCAACCCTGTGGTTGTCTATCTTGAAGCTATTGTCTGCTGAGAACTCTGACGGAATCACATACCCATAGTTATCTACAAATCTCTGTATGATGTCTCTAGCTGATAATCCTGTCAGGTGCTGCATAACCTTATACGGAGTAAAGGACTTGCCGCAACTGAAACAATAGCAGCCCCTGTGAGGTTCAATATAGACCCTCATCGATGGCGAGTTATCTGTATGAGCCACACAGCTTGTATTGAAATCATAAGCAGGAATCTTATCCCCTCGCTCTTGAGCCAAGATATCGGGAATATACATCTTTTTGTTAATGTCGTCTATGACGTCTAAGATTGATGTTTTGTTTTCTTGTTTCATAGTCTATGCTTATAGAGGCAAGTCCCCATACTTCTCCCTAAGCCTTTTGTATTCAGCCAACTCATCTGCATTCTCTGGCCTCTTGCTGTTCTCTTGTGCTTCTAAGAAGTGATTGTACTTAGCTTCCTCTTTCTTATTGTAAGCCTTGACCTCTGCCGAGTAGTTTGCATAGTATTTATCAAAATCCTCAAAGAACAAGACTGGCAACGGCAAACCATAAAGGTCTCGATCGTTGTCTAGCCAATAGACATAAATGCTGTCTTTACCATATGGAGCTAAGAAAAAGATGTCTGCTTCATCTACATGAAGTATGTCACGGAGATCAGCGCTTACAAGTTTACCGTTATGATATAACTTACGAGTTTTCTCTAAGTTTGATAAAATACGTAACCTTTTGCCTAAATCTTGCCTTAAGGGCTTATACGCCTCATGAAATCGATCAACTAAGTTCATAATCTATCCTTTATTGTTAAAGCTGCTCTTAGTTAAGAGCAGCCATATGATTATCGAAGTCCTCTACAAACCAAACTGGAAGCGCTATGGTTTCTATATTCAAGCCTTCATCATCTCTGTAAGTATAGTGCATATAAATGCTGTCTCCAGCCTCAGAGTAAAATACATCACTGTATTCATTAAGATGAAAAAGCTGGAAAGCCATCTCCTTAATCTCTGCATCATTTGAGGATGAGTTCCTTACTCTGAAAAGCCTCTCGTTCATTACTGAATCCAGCTCACTAAGACTGTTTCGGATATTTGCGTAGTTCATAACTAAATCCTTTTCTTGAATTTGTTTCTAGGACATAATAGCCTAGTGTGTAATGGATTTCAATAGATATGAGAGAAAATTTTTAGGAAATTTAGAATAAAGGTTCTAAGACAGATAAGTTAACCGATCTCAGTACATATCTGCCTTAGGTAAGCTTAATCTTATGTCTTTGCTGAGCTTACGAAAGCGTGACACTGCAGCCTGATCTCAATTAGACTCTATCAGACATCGAGTTGTCATAGTTGATTTGAAAATGGCTTTCATTACAACTATGACGCCAACTTAAACTTATTTAGAAAAAAGTTGAGTAAAGACCATTTTAATCAGACCCTTCATGAATACGCCCCTACTGGCTGTTTACTCATGCTCTCGCTACCTGTTACCTCTTGTCAAACTCTTTCAGGAGAGTTCTATACACACCTGTGACATAGTAAGTGTGTAAGAGTTCCAACTACACCAGAATGTCACCTAGCTGATGTAGTTCAAATGATCTTTATTCAACTTTCTTATAAAAATCTGGTTCAACGAAAGACATCGAACCAGAACTCAAGAAAAGTCGCATGAAGCAAAAGAAAATGCTTCTGAGTGACGTATGCAGGGCTATAAGCTGCAAAGACCAAACAAAGCCCTAAGGCGTACTCGCGCATACGTCACACAGAAACATTATCTGCTTCCGACTTAATTATTAGACTTGATAAGACAGCTGCACGCTTGTCTCCACCTATGCCCGAGTGGGTAGCTTACTGCAGATATCCACCTGTTTTTGACTCGAGCCACCGACCTTGCTTGATTCAGAATCAAGCTACCATATTCAGCCTGACTGCATAGTCGCTCACTATACTTCTCTGCGTGGCTATTGACACACTTTTTATATCTCCGTTTGCGCTGTGGAGATATGAAGCTGCCCTAGTACACCATTGCGGGAGTTCAACCCGCGAACCGAAACTTCGTCAGCCGCCTTATCAAGGCTAACAATTTTTAATTTAAAGAACCCAAGTTATTTCAAATCCTACGAGGATAATTTAACTTAAGCTTCTTGGTACTATAATAGAAACCAGCTTTTATTATTTAACTAGCTTCTAGAAAAATCTGCCAAAAATTAGCAGATTTTTCATTTTAGGCTATTTTGTAGCCCTCATAAACTCTTTAAGCAGAACGCTATCACCTTTGCGGTCGTAGTCCTCTGCAACCTCTTTTATAGCCTCTTTCATTTTCTTAATCAGATCACCAACTCTGGTATTAGAGATACCAAATTTATTTGCAATCTCTGTCTGACTGTATCCTAGCAGAAGCATATCCAAGACCTTACCTGCCCTATCTGGCTCTGGAGATCTAGCAAAGAACTTATCAAATTTCTTATTGACGTCCCTCTTGATCTGCTCCCAGAGAATCTCATCATCTGCCGAGAACTTATCAAGCTTCTTCTCAACCGCCCTGTCAAATGCGTCCTCATCAGTCTCGTCTTCGTATGGGTGAATGGTTTGAAGTCTCTTATAGTAGTCTGTCTTATTCTGGCTGGCTCTTATGATAGCCTGACCCAAGATCATCTTTATGATGCCTTCGATGGCTACTGGCTTGCCCTGATACTCACCATCGAAATCTGTGAGCATCTTGTTAGGTCGACCTAAGAAAATCTCTTCAAACGCCGAGACTAAGATGTCATACCTGTCCTCATCTGACTTATAGAAACTAAGATACTTCTTTGATAGGTTCATAACCATACCAGTGAAGTCAGTATCTTTATCTACGAATGTGATAAGAGGAATACCCTGATAGTTCTTAGTCTTTGTTAAGACTTCCTTTATAGCTGCATCTAGAAAGCTAATCTGCTTTGAAAGATTGTACGAAATTGACATATTCTTGTTCCTGCCTTTGTCAAAATTGTCAGAATTTAAGGCTTTAAGAGCAGCGTAGGAAAGAAACCTACAGACGTTCGGATAATCCTTAGCCGAAATCTTATAGAATCGTTCGACTGCCTCTGCCACGACTTTTTCTCTTGCTAAAGTAGGCTTAGTTGCAAAAAGTAACATTTTAATCCTTTTTAGGGTTTTGTTCTTTAGGCTTGTAAACCTCTTTAAACAGAAAGAATTATAACAAAAGACAGCTTAAACTTCGTTGAATTTACTGCAGTTTGTAATGGATTTTGAATTTATTTTGTTTCTTTAGAAATTATCTCGACTCTATCAAGGATAAGTTTTACATCTTTATCCGTCAAGCCCTCTGCTATGTCTGTGGTGATCTTATATGCCTGAACAGAATCTACCCAATTCTTGTATGGAGCATCGTCTATGACGATAGCAACTCTACGTGACTCTGCTGGAGTGTTCTCTTTGACAATAACAGATCTCTCATCTGCCTTTACATTAGGGAACTTCTTAGGTCTAGTTAGTTTGTTAGTGAAAGAGAAACCTAGACGACTTAACTCTTCCTTAGCATCGTCAAGGTTCCAGTTAGATATTAGGTATAAATTAGCTAGGTTCAGTTTAGAGCAAAGGTAATCAAGACGACGAACTAAATGCCCCTCCATCCGACCAAAGAATGGAAAGAATCTAGACCAACAGTTATCATAAGTTCTATACGAATCGCTGTGTATGTTTAAGACGCCGTCTACGTCTATGTATAGATCTACCTCTACCCTCATTATCTGTGTTATCCTTTATGTGCTTATTTGCGCTCTGTAATAAAATGCTCTAGGAGCGCTGGCAAGTTATTAAACACACATTCCTCTTCTAAGACAAGAGTAGGGTTCTTACCTGTTGACCTCCAGATATTTTCTGATTCAACAAAGCCCAAAGACTTTAAGAATTCAAGATTTTCTAAAATGTTGAATTCTAGGTTCAAAATAACCTCATCGTCATCTGAGACTAAATTAATAAGAGCCTTATCTTCATCAAAAGAAGTGGCTATATGATTTACCCTCTTCATAATGAGAGTTACCAACTTATGGATGTTGATAGATTCGAACTCTTCTCTATCTGTTAAGTTGACACGAGCGAACTCACCATTGATGAAGAAGTCTACATCAAAGTCCCAGTAATGAACCTCTTGCTGATTTTGAACCTTAAACATTTGAAATCCTTTGAAATTTGTTATGTGCCCTAATAGACTGGAAATCATTGTAATTCAACCTGTCTGTAATGAAAATCAACTGTTTTCTTTCTGGTGTTGTTTCCTATAAGCCTCAAACTTATCACAGATAAGACGTATATGCGTCTTAAGCGCCTGCTTGTTCTCTTCTGTAGGGTTCAGCTTCATCTTAGCCACTAAGAGATTCAACCTGATGATGTCTGTTCTGTCATGAGTATAAGTGTCATGAATGAAGTTTATATAAATCGGATCTTTATGTGGCAACCTTAAGTATTCCTCACAGATTATATCAAGCATCTGGAGATTCGTAGGGTCGTAACGGAAGTTCTTTAATGTAAAGACGTCTGCCCAACCTGGTTCGCGTGTAACGAGGGTGCTGCACATTGGCTCCTGCGCAGAAATATCAGACGAGATGACATGATAGTCTGCCGGCACAATAACTGGCTCTACGTCTATAGAGAAATCTGTGTTAGACATCAGATAATAAGCCTTAGTTGCTTCATCCCATAATACATGAGCAGGTTTATTCTCAGGATAATCTGACGGAATATGCTTCAACCGCTTCAAGACGATGTAGTCTGAGTCTGGTAAGATACCGTCATCCTTCAAGATTCTGACGCCGTCTAACGAAAACTGTTGATTACTTATCTCCTCATTGGTCAGTTCTAGACTATAAGGCTGAGATTTGATTCTAGAAGCGCCTACGTTACGTCTAGAGTTGATATAAGGAGTAGTCTCCATCTCATCTAACTCTAAAGTTATATCATACTGCTTCTGAGCTTCCTCTGGAGTCTTGTCTCCTATGTAGTATAGGTTACCTTGATATTCAACGAAATCCTCTTGTTCCGTGAAAGGCAACAAGGCTGAGAAGTCTGTGTTTATTGTCTCCATATCTATGCTTCGACCTCTGTAGTTACGTCTGTCTCTGGAGTATAGACCTTTAAGGATTGACGATCTCGCTCTTTGACAAACTCAATGACCTGAGCCAGAAGCCTAATCTCTGAGTAGATGATCTTAGTTCCCTGAAAGTGCACATACATTAGTGCATCTGAGAACGGAATAAATAAAAGTGGAGCATTAACGTCCCAGAACTCAGGTAAGCCCTGAATCTCTATGTGCATAGGATGAACTAACTCATGATCTGGATCTGTACCCTCTGCACTGGGAACACTCAAGATATCCAGACGAATATTTATGACGTGCTTGTTATTTGACATGACAATGCTGTCTTCTTTGTATGCCAAGAATGGCTGGTTAAAGTCAAAGCAGACTCTTGTTAAGACTGTAGATAAATTCATAATTATAGTTTCCTCTCTGTGTGAAGTTAATCAAGCTCTAGCTCTTCTATGACGCCAGCCAACTCATCATCACTGATGTCTTGCTGTGCCGTCTCTCTTAAATAGCCTGACGCGCCGTCAAATTGCACCTTTATAATTGGCGCCAGCTTAGACTCTCTAGACTTTAGATGTTGGATCTGAGCCAAGCCCTCTGCCTGTAACTCTGGGGTCTGAAGTATAGAGAATACATGAGTTGAGTCTTTCTCTATAGCATTATACTGCCCTATGGCTGTTAACTTATAGTAATGTTCCTTGTTTTTCTTAGAAACTGCCTCTTCATATCCCTGACGGTTAGCTTGCCATGCATTCAAGATAGCTAAGCCCTTACCTTGATTAAAGGTCAAGCCGAACAGACGGAGCGACCTATGCGCTGAGTTATAATCATCGTCTGAGAAAGACCGACCCTTTTTCTTTGGCTTAATAAGCGGAATAGCGTAATCAACGACCAAGACATCCACTGGGAACATAGTCTGGTGCACCCTCGTGACCTCCATAAACAGATCATCCATACAGAACTCTGCCTCTGGCTGTAATATGTATAAGTTACCATAGCTGTCATTCATTGTGAAGTCAGGAACTACTGTGTTAAATAAATAGTCCTTATCCTGATCTGTGAGTAAATTCTCTCTAATCTTCTTCAAGGTTATCTTAGGTTTTGAAAAGCCATGAACCGTATAGTTATTGGCATGCAAAGTATAGAATGATGACTCTATGCTGTCATAGTCCATCTCTAAACTGACAAATACACAGTTCAACCCTTGCAAGAGGAGATTGTAGCAGACCTGACGCAGAAATGGAGATTTACCCTGATTCGTGAAACCACCGATGTTTATTAAATCTACACTATGAATGCCTCCGATGGTGTTGTCTATAGACTCAAAGCCCATCTTGCCTATATAGTATCCTCTGTCTGATTCCTCTCGCTCTTGATATTTATTAATGAACTTATCCCGAGCTTCTTCCCCATAAAGCAATCCTCTCTTATGAGCCTCTGACTCTAGGACTTGAGACAGAATAGACATATCCGTCTGGAAATTATACGTTATTTGCTTAACCTCTGACGTATTAGCCATCTTGAGCTTAGTCTCATAGTCTTCTTGCGTCTCAAGCATCCTCTGCTTGACCGTATAGTTCAACTGCGTCTCTATGAGCGCCTCTAGGTTATCCGTTACACCAGCATCTACATCCTTCAACGACTCATAGGACTTATACGCTGGATTGTTCTTTTCAAGAGCAAAGAAATCCTCCAAGAATTCCATCGACGGAACGTGATTATGTTTCTGGAAGCTGCTGTACAAGAAATCATATAGAGCCTGATCTTCTTTCTCTGGGAATACGAAACTATCTCTGTCTCTGATGGTTAAGAATGCTGTGCTGTCATTGTTTCTTATGATTGTATTTAGTATTTTCTTAGCGTACATTATTATTGACCCACTTTTGTAAAATTTTTCATAATAGTGTTGTAGGCATCATCTCCGATTCGGCTTCTTAACTCTACCTCTGAGAACTGCGTCTTGTCTATAAATACGATGGTTGGACGATTATATAACATTCTAGTCTTAATAATATCAAAGACCGTCTGTGATGTGAACTTATTGTTATATCCAGCGTAGATTAGTAGAAATAAGATATCCGAACTATAGCAACTGTTCATAAGAGAAACAGACTCTGAGTCGTTCATAAAGAAATGCTCCGTCAAGCCAGACGCCGTTAAGATTTCATAGCTAGGCTTGTTATCTTTGAAATACGCGAATGTTAGGAAGGTATTGACAAATGATGCAAAGAAAGAAATCTCTGACCAGACATATAGATTCTTACCCTTAAACTTACTGTAATCGAAAGTCTTGCTTATTTTATATTTTGACAAAAACTCTGGCAGATAAGCCTTAATCTCTGCCTTCAGCTGGCAACGGCACTTCTTGACACTACCATCTGAGTCTAATATGAACTTCGTGCCGTTACAGATAGGACAAACTTTATATTCTTGCATCGTATTCTAATCCTTTCTTATGCCGTTATAATAAAGAGTTAAGTGAGTTAGTTTAAAGGCTCTATAAAGCAAAATAAGAGCCTCTGTTCGATGTTGTATATTTTCTTGACTCTTTATAACTCTAAATCTTGTTTGATGTAACGTCTAGCTCTTGATTTGAAAGAGGACAGGAGCATAACCTCTGGGTTATCATCTGACTGGAACCTGCTGTCTAATAGCTCTGGCTGTTCCAACCCTTCATCTACAGATGATGTTGCTATTTGCTTCATGAGCTTCAAGCCGACCTGTATAATGGACTCACAGTCTGTGTCTGACGAATCCTCTTGAACGATGTTATGTATGACCAACGACTGATGCTCTGTGCCTATACGTGATATACGTCCTGCAATCTGAACATAATCTCCTGCTCGATACGGTAATGTCAAGAATATGAGATGACCTGCCGCCTGTAGGTTAACCCCCTCTTTCGCTGCTGAGTTAATAAACAATAAGTTATGCTTCGGCGAAGTATTAAAGAGATTCAAGACTGACTGCCTGTCTGTAGTATCACCTGTTATCTTTAAGATGCGCTTATATGCGTCTGGCAGATGCTGCGGTAGATGTTCAGCTAAATAATCGATAGGCGACTTATAGTCTAGGTAAACTATGACCTTCTCGTCTATGAAATCTTCGTTCAGTAACCGTATAAGCTCTTCAACCTTAGCGGAAAAGTGCTCTTTAGGAATCCGATCGCAGATCAAGGACGGAGTAGTCAAAGCTATGCGAATTCTACCCAAGTTAGGCGGAACTTTGTTACATAAGGCATCTGTATAGATTGACGATATAGCGTCATGGGTGAATGCCGTCTCCTTGACTACATATCTCTTAATAGTAAATGCTGGCAACTCTGGAGCTACGTCCTTCTTAGCTCTGCCTATAAAGTGCGGCTTCACTAATATACAGAACTGCTGTATGTTCTTATATCCAGTCAAGACCATTATCTGCCGACCATTGACCTTAAAGTGAGACTTCTTGAATATACAAAAATTATCAGCAAACTGTTTGTAGCTATTTGTTAGGTTAATACCTATGCACTTCAAGATATTATATGCTTCCTCTAACTGACCTTTAGTTATAGTTGCCGTTACTGCTATGACCTTATGCGATATAGATGATAGCCAAGAGCCGAACTGATGTATCTGCGATTCTGGGTTCTTTAAAGCAACTGCTTCATCAAAGACGGTTATTAACCTGTTAGGATTATCTATGGAGTTCTTAAAGAATTGCGTAAAGTCTCTGGACAGCTTACCCAACTCGTGCCTGTGCTGCCAGTTACCCTCTGAACTCAGAACTGTAAACTCTAGGCAACCATCTGGAGCCTTATGGTATATCATTCGAATATAAGCAGACTTGTTATCTGTCGTATTAAATATTATGATATCATCTGCCTGTGTGACGTTCTTATATCTCTTTAGGAACTTTGTTAAGTTCAACTTATACTGCAATATCCCTCTGGATAAAGTCAAGGATGAGTATGTAGTTGTTATAGAAGTCTGTTCTTCTGGAAACACTGGACTCAACTGACAGCTACTAAGAGGAATGGTTATAGAGGACGGCAGAGCCAGATCCTGCTTCAATGCTTGATAGTTTGTTATCAAGATATCTACGTCTTTTGACAAGAAACGATTAAAGGCAGCCTGACGCTCCTCTTTGGAGTTCTCATAGACCGTTAAGACATTTAGACCCATAAAGAACTTCTCGACCTCCTGAGCCGCCTGTTTAACGACTGTTTTGTTCGTCAAGAATATTAACTTTGAAGTCGGATACATAGTCTTGAAATAAGAGTATGTGGTCAAGAGCTGTAAGGTCTTACCTAAACCGACCGCATCCCCCAAGACTGCCTGCTTGTGCTGGAGCAGGAACTTAACGCCTTGTTTTTGAAATTCCTTCAATTTAGTTGTAGGTTTGATATATATGTTATTCATCTACTTCAAATTGCTCTTCAGCCTTAAGCTCTTTCTTAAGCTTATAAACTTCTGCCTCTGCACTGACAGACTTACAAGAAGCCTCTCTGTTTATTTTATCTAAAATACACGATGAAATAACGCCTAAAGAGAGGTCTTGCATATCGAACTCATCCTCGACATTGAAGTTATTGAAAATATAAGTTATTACAGCATAGCCTTCATTTAAAGCAGACTCTTGTATACGTACGCCTTGAAAGAACTGTAGGTTCATTAAATACTCAGCACCTGTTGATGTTGATATGTTGATCATATCCAAAATTTATCCTTTATTGTTAAGATGAGCCTTTAATAGGCTCATCTGGGGCAGGATTCTAAATAGTTAATAGTATGAGTTTTGCCTTCCAGTCCTGAGCTTTTGCTAAGGCTTCCTCTGGAGTCAACCAGACGTTCTCGCAGTTCTCCTCAAAGACCGACTCAGGCTCTAGCTTCTCTTGCTCTAGCCCTGTGACGTCTACCACATATAGGTTAACCCTCTCATTAGTCATAGAGCCTGTTATCTCTTTGGAAATAAACAAAATGCGCCTGTCTATGTCATCTTCTGGAATAGAAAAGCCTGCCTCTTCCTTGACTTCCTCTAAGACGATGTGAGCTAAGTCCAGCTCTGGCTTATCAAGACTGCCTGTATATGCACCTAACAGAAACTCACCATAAGAGCCTCTGTATTGAGTTAAGAGTCCTACACAGTCTGGACGATTGTTATCTACAAGAATAAACGCTACGGAGTCTACGCCTTTACGCTCCATAAAGTAAAATGACTCTCCGTTATTCTTAGGGATTGACTTTATCGTAACCCATTCATTCAACTCTTTATACACAGATACTGGAAGCGACCTCTGCTGTTCTCTGAAGTCTGGGTCTATATCTGATTTGTGATTTAGACTTGCAAATATTTTCATTTTCATAGTGCTGACCTCATCCTGCTAAAATTGCGTTTTTGATTGTTATTTGGACGTATTTATCCTTGACTAGCGCTATGAACTTATTGACGGTCTCTCTGGAGTTCTGCACGCCGCTGTCGTCATATTTACTACCGAGTAAGATGCAGCCCTCTGTATGCGCGCCTGTGTTACCAGAGTGAATCAAGATGCAACGAGAAGCTGGAACCTGAGCATTAGTCACCAACGGGAGTATCTTATTGAAGCGCGGGCTGTTATGCCATGACATATTGTATTCGCCCTGTGGAATACGTCTGTCTTTACCTGACTCGGTTGTATCTGGTCCAGCTGGCTCGCAAGTGAAGCCTTTTAGGACGACCTTACCATCTAAATCTGTGAGAGTGAAACTGCCTAAGGTGCGGTCTGCAATCTCTTTAAATCTTGTGATCTCTAGTTTCATATTAGATCCTTTGTGTTTTATTAAGCAGACTGCTCAACGACTGTTATCTCGTCATTGAGAGCTATCTTATTCGCTAATATAAAAGCCAACTCTCTTATACGAGAGTGCCAAAGCTCTATCTTTGCCTCTGCTACATGCTGCTCCGACTTACGCAAGTTTAACTCTGCCTCTTTGTTAGCCAACTCATATTTTAAATGATTGACCTTCCAAGACAGGTAATATGAATAGACGGCTAAGACAGCAATTATAGTTATTCCAACTAGGTGTAAAGCTTGTAAAAATTCAGTTGTGTTCATCACGGACTCCTTGAAACAGTAACCAATACTAACGGTTACCATTCCCTCTCATATTCAAGATATAGCCTTCAAGTTTATCCATAGACTGCTTCAGGCTTTCTAAATGATGTTCTATGAGTTTCATATTAGAGCTATTAATCTCTTTATGCAACTCTGTAGAGCTGTTAGTAGCTGCTGTTAAGTTTGCAAGCTGAGTAGCTAAATTAGCTAGCTTAGTGTCATTCTTAAGCTTGAATACTAGCATACAGCCCAATGCCAAGACCAGTAAAAATAATACGCCAGTTATGCCTAGTGTCTCAAAGCTCTTCGCCGAGGTTACCGCAGTGTTAATAACGGATCCGACCGAACTAGGATCAGATGGAATACCGACAGCAGTCTCACCCATAATTTTGTCTCTCTTCTATTTATAATTTCTTAGGCACTGGTTCTGTTTCTTGACTTTCTCAATTAGTCCAATTAGCCTGTTTGAATTGACTTTATAAACGTCCAAAATAGTTTGGTAGCTTGCTATAATGGCTTCCTGCGACGAAAAGTCTGGTTTATCTAGCTCTTTAGGATAATAACCCTTGACGCTAATAGGATCACAAGAAATAGTTTGCTTCTCAGTATAAACTCTACTGCTGTTTTGAACCGATGGTGTCTTCCCACACCCGATCAAGCTCACCAGTAAGGTTAAAATCATAGTTACTTTTGCTAGCGATTTCATTTTGACCCTCTTTCTTTATCTTTACTTTTACTACTTGTTTCGATTTCTCTTTGTCGGGAACGGGCTTAACAGCCACCTCTGCATTCTTATTAGCAATATTAACTACCTTTATTAACTGCTGCTTCAAATCCTCTACAGTAGCATTATATTCTGCTATAGCTACTTTATAACCCTCACGCTCTTGCTCCATTAAAGCCAGCTTCGTATAGACGCCATAGAAGCTGAAGCTAAAGGCAATTATTGCTAGCACCAAGCAGAGAGCTATTATCTTGCTGCTTAAGTTTTTCATTTCCTGTTCTCCTTTTTACCCTCTATCCCCAAACATTTCTTCAAAAGATCCTCGCAAATTAAATAATACTCTGTTAATGCCTTTGCAGTCTTAGGCTTATTTCTGTTATAAACTGGCTTCACTGGCATCTCGACCTGACACCTAACAGGCACTGGAACCTCTTTGTATTTTGTTATGACAGTTGGAGCCTGTGGTTGAGGTTTATTATTGCACCCTGTAAAGCAAAATAAAGCGCATAGAGCAACAATCCAGAATCTAACGAACATTTGATGCTCCTTCAAATAAGTTTTCATAAAAGCGAAGTTTCTCTTGACAAGACTCGTTTATAGGGTTCTCTATCTGTTCTGTTATAGTCTTGACCTTCTCTACCGTCTTGATTATCTCTGTAGGTTGAATCTTCTGAGCCTCTAGCTCTTTGCCAATTTTATCAATCTGTTCATGACAAGAGGAGATATTAGTTTCTAAGAGCTTTGAAGTCAGCTCATACTTTGAGATAACATCTCTCTGCTTATCTATGGTTGTCTGAAGCTCTGTGATTTCGTTGTTCTTAATATGAAGTCTGACTTCGTATTGTGCGATGATGGCTGCCACTACGACAGCTGCGATGATTAAACCTTTACTTGTAGAGAAAAATGACGTCAAAATTCTAAACATTTTATTTAGCTCCGAATTTTATTCTTGAATATAACCTCACAGCTATATAAAATAAATTGATCTTCAAACGAGAGCAACCTAAGGAGGTTAACATCTCTTTAAAATACACATCGCCTTTTTTATACTGCTTCTCATCATACATATAATCATGAACTAAAGCAGCGGATAGATACTCTGGTCTATTAGGTGGGAATAAAGACCAAAATGGTCTTGGGATGTTAGCTCCGTTTGTTAGGTATCCTACTGGTACTGTTACATCTTTGTAAGTATACTCTACCGCGTTTCTAAATTGGTCTTTGTCATATGGCTGTAACGTTGGTCTTTGAAGCTTTAGAGCAGGATCTGTAGTCTCTTTATTTTTATCTGCTATTCGTCTGATTCCAATCTTAAAGGCAATCCAAGCAAAGAATGCTGTAATTGAGTTCATAATTATGCTCCTTCCAAAGCAACCAATTTCAACTTAGGCATCTCTGGTAAAAGCTCCTCAAAGCTGACTGGCATCTTATGCTTACCTGACTTTATATCTTCTAACAGAGCATAGCCCCATCTCCAGACGTTAGCACGCCAGACGCCAAAAGCCTCGCCCTCTTTTCTGAAAGGATTATCATAACCAGCATATGAGCAAGCAGAAACGATATCCTCGAAGCCACTCTTCCTAGCCGCTTCATTAAGCATACCCTGAACCTTTTTCTTAAAAGACTCTGTCAGCTCTGGCAAATCCTTAGGAACAATTTTGTAGGTCTTATAGCAAATGTCGTTCTTTACTTCTACTTTTGATTCAACCTTATTAAACTCACTTATGTCTGTTGGAGCAGCCTCTTCCTCTATTAAGAGATAACCTCTTTTCTTTAGATCTGCTTTAGAAAGAAATTGTGTGTATAAGATACCGTTCTCATCTTGAACGTAATCTACGTACTCCTCTTGTTTTGTCTTAACATTGTAAAGTTTCATATTTGTTCTCCTGTAAAATAGTTTATAACAAAAGATTATAAACGAGATTTCTGTAAAATTATAAAATTACTAAGCTTGTTATAACAACAGGCAACCCAGTAGTATGTCCGTGACGGGTTATATAAACCCTACAATAAACAGATAAATAATCTCCGTTTCTAAAGAATCGAGTATTAAATTTTATAGTTTTACCCCAACCTATGTTTCTGCTTATTAAACCTGTGTCCCCGTTAAAATTAAAATCAATGTTTAAAGAAGTTTTGTCAGGAATAGTAAAAGAAGCCCTGGTGGTTTTACCCAATAAGCTATCATCCCACAAACAAAGATTAGCAGATTGTTCATAGCCTACAGAAACTGCCCCCCCCCCCAATTAAAGAGGAACCTTGTGAATATAATTCTGACTCGCCACAGCCTAACATAAATCTGTTCATATTTATTATCTCTTATAATTTAACTAACTACCAATATAAATTTTAATGTAGGTTACTGGCAAATCATAATCATAGCCCATCTGATGATTATAAGCTGAAATTCCTGCGAGGACATAATAACCATCCCCGCTTCTAAAAAATCTGTATCCGTATTTTACATCCTCTTGCGCACCGTGCTCGGTCCACACTACCTGACCTGTATCCCCATTACAGATAAAATTACAGCTCATTTTAGCAGTATCAGATTCAGCAAAAATATGTTTCCCCAATAAACTATCATCCCACTTACAAATAAGCTCATTCGTAGCATCAGATATTAAATTCTGACCTAAAATATCGCCGACATTATACATTTCAGATGCACCGCACCCAACCATAAATTTATTCATAATATTGTTACCTTTGTAGGGATAAATGACCCATAAATTGTCATACCTGTAGCCCAATCGTCTGCCTCATAACTTGACTTAAATGCTAACATATCCCCATTTTTAAATAAAAGCCCATAAGAATCTGTTACAAACTTATCTCCCATATCTACCTTAGGTCTCATGCCTATAGCCCTTATCTCATATGCCATAGTATATACCCCCCCCAATTTGAGAAGTAAATGAAACCGAGAACATAAAAGAAGTTAAAGAATAGTCCCACTCGCAAAGATCATAGATTTTATCTGGAGTTCCATCATCCTCTTTATTTTCATCTACGTCAGGGTTACTGTAAATTACATCTCCACTGTTATATAAAGAAGTTTCACTACAGCCTAACATAAATCTATTCATCTGCCTAAGCCCTTCCCATATAGACACTATTATCTGTAGAAACAAAATAAGCAAAGATTTCTGTCTGCTGTAGATTAGTAGGAACCTTACGCCATTTAACGTTTGCTGCCCAGCCTGTAATCTTATTAGCGTCTTTTATAATTAAGACGCCAGATTGTCCCGTCTTAGCGTTCTTGAACGAAACGACCCCATTACTTGGAACAGTAACAATAAAGTTATCTGACGGAGCTAAATCCACCTCAAGACCAGACATCTCTGTTATTTTTGATGGGTTAGAGTAACCTAATTTGTAAGCATTGTTCTCATTCATTAAGAATACCCATGGATGCCACGTATTGTTTGAATGCTTGTTTGTTCTGTAATACATTACGGGAGTTCCGTCCTCACTAATCTCTGTAACAGTTTGCTTAATCCAGTTTTGATCTAAACGCTCAACTACTACGTTGGCGTGTTTCGCCTTTCCGCCCCATTGAGCTGGGAAAGTACCTGTAGTTACGTTCTCTACCGTCTTATAGAAACCCTGAGGTGTAGTCATATCATCAAGGTTTGACAGAGGCTGAGAACCAATATCGCCTAATCCATACTTATGAATCCTAGTGTCTATTAGAGTGTTAGTTGTATCAGTTAAGTTTTCTTTAAGAGTATCAAACTTTTTGTCTAAATTTGTTTTAAGCTCTTCTAAGGTTTTCTTTTGTTCTGTTACAAAATCTGTTAAAATCTTAGTCTGCCCCTCTTTCAAGGTCTTAATTGCTTCGTCTTGCTGCGTCTTTAAATCCTTGAAAGACTTGTCCTGCTCTTTCTTAAAAGCATCAAATTTCTCCTCAGCTTTATTAACCTTATCCAAGGACTGCGATATAAGGTTAAAATTAGACGAAATACCCTTTCTTGATTCCTCTATCTCTTCTGTTGGATCATCTATTAAAAATATACCATTTGGTGTTTTAGTTGACGGCATCTAATGCTCCTCTTTTATTAATCTTTTACATAAAGCCTAAACTGAGCAGAACCAGAATAGTGCCATGCCAATCTAGGTCCTGATATACGATGGTGAACCTGACCTTTAGCCAACTGAAGCTCCGATCCATCTGCCCAGACAAGAATTACATTCTGATCTCCAAAATTACAGATCTTGAACTCAACGTATTTTGTCTGACCTTTTAAAGGTCCATTTTGACCGTTATAGCCACTAAGCCTATCGTCTGTTCGACCCCAGTTACCTGTATTATTAGACCTTGTATGAAAGGCTCGGTAATATGATATATCCGTATGAAACTTCTGATTAAAGACTCTCATACTCTCTACGTCTTCATTGGTGTATTCTTTGAACCCATCAAAGACATACTGAAAGTAATCGTCCTTTGTAAAGCCGCCGCAACCGATCAAGAAACTCATAGACCTATGCCCTTCCTATGGAGATATAATCATCATTCCAATAAAAATAAGCAAAGGTTTCCATTTGATTCAACTGTGATGGAACCGTCCTCCATTTAATGTTTGGAGCATATCCTGTTATTCTATTAGCATCTGTAATGACGAGGACACCTGTCTGACCCGATACGCCATTGACAAAAGTTAAAGCTCCTGTATTATTAAGCTGAACATTAAAGTTATCTGCCAAGGATAAATCTATTGTCGTGGTATCTAGTACACCGCCCCAGACCTTTTGTGCATTTCGTCTGTCATTACGAAGTGCCTTCTCCATTGTCTGAGTTAAATTAGTATTAGCATCTGCTAAGGCTTTATCTAAGTTAGTCTTAGCCGCCTCAAGCTGCTGCGTTACAGAGGTCTGAAGTGCTGCCATCTTAGATGTAAGATCTGTCGTAGTATTAGACAGAGTCTGGTTTATGTTCTCTATAACAGCTGCAATATTCTGCCTGTTCTTCTTCAAGGCTTCAGCCAACGTTGAACTAGCCTCATCTAAGTCATTAGATATCTTAACAAAGTTTTCTGAGATCTTTACTCTAGACTCCTCTAGGATTTCATTAGGATCATCAATCTTATCAATGCCTCTAGGAGTCTTAGTTGTATTACCCATTTGTTAACCTTTCTACGCCAATACATATGACCTAAGGTTCTTAGCCCGTGGTCTTAAGTTAGAATCCGTTGTCTCCATCACGATTTTAATTCTCGTTGCGTCTACCGAAGCGCCCTCTATGACGTATGGCATATCTACCCAACCATCGCCAAGATTAACTGCATCGTTTGTCTTTCTAGGCAACTCCACAAAATTATCTTGAGTAGTCTCATAAAAGACCTTTATAGACGCGCCTGACGGTTCATATGTCTCCAAATATACTTTTATCTTCGTTCCGTCCGTCTTAAACTGACGGCTGATATATGTTGATGGAGTTACTACCTTACCATAACCCAGTTGTATATCTGGCAAAATGACGGGGGTTAAATCTGAGTTAACAGACTTCAAGGAAACCTCTACCTCTACCTTACCTGTATATTTTGTTATATACGTTGGGGTAAATGGGGTAATGGTTACTTTCTCATTTGCTCGATCTACCAACGTAGCCTCAAAAGATATGGACGTATCTGGATACAAATCAATATCTGCCAATAACATAAGGTCTGTTATATCTGTTACAGTTATCTGATCGAATTTAAAGGTCTTGTGATCTTCAAAGACACCTTTATTGATATGAAAGGTTAAGTCCTCTTTCTGCAACGGCGACCAAGTAGAAAGGTTAGAGGAGTTCAATAAGACGCCATCTGCGTATGCTTGAGAGCTTACCCATCTCTTATTGACTTCATCGAACTGTCCGAGCTCTGACACGGATACCTCAGCCACTGCATCATTAGTTATAACTAGGAGTGCATACTCTGTGCCCTCAGTTATATAAAGAGGAGCATCTAAAGGGAACTTAGTCCAAGCATTGAGAGTTATGTCTGCCTTTGGAAGTCTCTTTAAAGTCAAGATCTTGTTTCTGTCTGGCACGCCTGCAGTGGTTTCACAAACACCGATCTCTATATAATCATTTGGTAATGCCTTAACCAGAATCTCTGCCGAGGTTAAGAAAAATGGCTTGTTTGAAATAAAGGTCTGACCAAGAGGATCACGTCTTGGTCTCCAGACATTAACTGTCTGCCTGTGCTCTACCAATGGAGTGGCTGTAAAGACTAAAGTAGTCGTTGCGCCTGACTGCTGACCAGTTATGACAATTGACTTCGAACCAGACGTTACACCTGCTGGAACCTGAATGGTTGTGTCTAAGGCACCACTACCATCTGCAGAGCGGACAATAGGCGCTCTGGAGTCAAATACGATGTTTATGCTCTCATTAGCATTAAATCCCTTGCCTTTTATCTTTATATCAATCTGTGGAATCTCAACGGATTTATTAGCCGCACTTTGAGTTGAATTAACATATGAGCCATTCCATCTACCCTGCGTCCAAATCTGACTAAAAGTCACCTCAGCCACCCAACGATATACATCTGGCGATAACGTAACCTGTGGATCTGGCGGAGTCAAGAACAGGAACTCATTTATCTTTCTTGCTTTAGTTTGAGAATCATTCTTTATATGAACTGCCTCTGTGAATGGTAAATGGATTGTCTTACCCAAACTGATATTAGACACATCATAGTTTACCCGTAAATTCAACTCTTGGCGGTTTATGAATGCGTTCTGCATCTTACCCATATCCCTGAGATCATTATCATAGAAAGGGTCTACAAAAGTGTTTTTCTTAACCGACGATGGCTCCATCTGTTGGATGTTTTCTTGCAGAGCCAAGCGAGCCACGTTATATTTGATCTCTGACACGGCATTAAACAAAGACTGAATGTCTGACATTTTAAATGCACGATAAAAATCTAACGTAACCTCTGGTTTTGCACCTGACAGAACCTTTATCGTTCCTAACGATAGCAAGGTCGTATGAGCTGGAGCCTTAGGGTTATTGTCTGTTGGCGTTCCTTGCAAGATCTTAAATTCTCCGTCCTTTGTCAAGAGAATTCTGTCTATTCTTGGAATAAAGTATGAGTATGAGACATAGAACAATGTGCCTGCATCCAAGCCATTAACTGTTATTTTCTTTCTTGTGGAGTCTATAGACGCAGGAATCTCTGTAGTTGTATATTGATACTCGACCTGATAAGTTGACCCTGGTGCTGGTTCCTGACCTCCTGGTGACCAATCGATACTATCACCATTCACAGTATAGTCTGCTGGAGATGTATATGTAGTTCCGCCTTGCTTAACAGAAACCACCTTTACTACAGGGGTTTTACTTAATTTATCCTTCGCCCCCAAAAAGTTACCATGGTTAACATTCTCCGTAGTTTTCTTGACACCAAGAACCCTCGTAACCTGATTAATTGGGTTGTTACGTAACGGATAATCACCATCTACTGTGAATGTATGCGGCTCCGCCTCTACAGATTTAGTATCCTTGTTAAATGGTAGGTATAATGGTCTATCATATTGAAATATGACTTCATAACCCTCTACGTGACCCTCACCAGATGAAACATTGAACTTATGTCTCTGTGTAGCATTATCATCTGAGTCATAAGTCATCTCCAAGCCAGAAATAACATAGGAACCATTAGAGTTATTGTCATAGCGAGCAATCATATTCCTAGCGCCCTCAAGCTCTGGCGCTATTTTCTGATTGGATATGAATACGCCGTCTTTGAACGTAAAGATAGGAAAGAACTGCTCTCCACCTTGCTTATCACCCTCAAGGCAGAATCTGGAATCAACCTTTAGACGACCTGCACCTGGTTCTTTGTAGTTACGCGCACCGACGGCAGGATCTCTTAAAGATTCATCCTCGTGCTCCGTAACCTCAGATTCCTTAAGGGCTATACCAATAATCTCTGTTCCGTTTGCTGTAATCGTTAACTGAGTCTCTGGAATAATATGAGTCCAGTTCTTAGCCAAGATAGTGGAATCGGAGATATGTATATTCTTGTCATTAACTGTTACTGTTCCGCCCCTGAGAACTGAACCATCCCCATATAAAGTACTTACTACAGTATTGAACTCATGGCGAAGCATAGATTGAAGCTCATTCAACTCTGTAGATTGAAGTCCCATAGAGGCACGGAACATTATATCTTTATATTTTTTCTTATGGTCAAATTGATTATAATATTTATCCATCTTGTTATCCTTAGAAAGTTATAACATACTCAAAGACTTCTCTCGTTGCTGTATTTCTTACTATCGGAGCTATGTTCTGGTACATAAATAGAGCACCTTTATTTTCTAGATCCTCTGGCAATAGGAAGTATTTTGTAGCAGGAACAGAAGCCTTCTTTTGAGTGCCTGTGAATAAACCAACCTGTCGCAGAACGGCAGTAGGAGCATCCTTAGCCTCAAACTTAAACATCAGATAGACATGGTTTGTAGGAGTAGCAGATCTAGCCCATTTGGTATCGTTTGCCTCGATAGTTCCATTCTCTTTATCCTCTTTGACATAAGCCTTATCCGTTACGATACGTCTGCCGACCTCTAAAAGCAAGTCAGTCGTTGCAGGGTCTTCTGCTGGGGGAGTATTCTCTGCTCTCCATTTGCTGATATCTGTATCTGAACGGGCTGTCCCCCATGCCAAATAATACTCTGTCTGATATGCAGAGATAGCCAATGCGATGTGTCCCGCGTTTACCATTGTCATAGCCATAATTTTATCCTTTTTATTTATTTATCTAGTCAAGCTTAACACCCGACATTAATGTTTTATTGTTTCTTGACCGTAAAACAATTGACGACAGAGGACTCCCAAGTTATACCCTTAGACCAGCGACCGCCTGTCTTCCAAGTTAATCTTATTAATCTACTCTTACCTCTATAACCAGAAGTCTCTTGCGTAAAGTTATAAGCTTTGACATTCTTAGTTATATTTTCTGTAATGTTAGATTTCCATTTTCTAAACTGAACCACAAGATGAGCCTGCAGTTTATTATTACTTATATCGACATAATAAACAAAGTTATTATCGTGCTTTGCAGAATGAGCCTGTGGAATCTGCCATTTAGGATATAAAGCTGTTGCACCATTTGTTATACTTATTCTGTTATCCACATTAGACAAGCTGTTCGAGATATTAGTTACATATTGATTATAACTAGATGTTCTTATTTCTGAGCCAGTACGAGCAACGTATGCACCATTATCTGTATAGTACATATACCAATGCCCTCTAAAATAATCTGACTGAACAGCTTTATAATCCGTTCCTGCCGTTGAAATATATGGGCTGTTCCAAGATTTGTCTACACACCAGCCGCAGCCGCCTGTATTCCACGTCCTATCTTGATTATTGTGATTTACTATCTTACTTGCATAAGTTTTATATGAAACTCTGTTATTGTCTGGGTTAATAAGAGCAATGAGCCTATCTCCAAAAATCCATTCATCTAAAATAACCCAGTTCGAATATAAGTATTCAGTTGAGATTGTAGAAGTCAAGAACTGATACGCCTTAGGAGTTGGAACGAATGCCTGCTGCGGACGTTTAGAACCGAAACAATACGTAACGCCATCTATCTCTACACCTGACGTATCTGACAAAATATCGTAGTCTAATAAAGACACATCAAGAGTAAAGCGGTTAGGACAATAACCTGTTCTCATAGAAGCAAGTCTAGCCTCTATGTTCTTGTACGTATTAATTAAGTTTATAAATTTCTTTAAGTCTAAGTCCTTTGGAAATGAATCCAATGTCAAGTCAAAGGTATTAGTAGGGTTACTAGATTCATACCATGGTACAATACGAGAGTTTACCTTAGTGATCTTAAGCAAGAAATTTATAAACTTATCCGAACCCTGATATGGCTTATAGAAGTTCAGCCAATTCAACAAGCCTTGTCTGCTGTAAGGAACACGCTGATTGTTTACGAGAGTCTCTATGTCTGACGGTAAGAATACCTTAGACGAAAAAGGCTTCTCAAAGATTCCTAGCAGATGGGCATAAATATCAGACAAGCCCACAATGGTCTGGTCTGACTTAAAGCCATCGTCCAGTAAATCAATTATCTCTTTATGACAATTAGACATCATCTAGCCCTTAAGCTGATTTCTATTTTCTTAATATACTGCGCCTTCTTAATCTGCAAATTCTCTACATTTTTATTCAGATAAAATCTAATGTTATCTGGAGTCTCTTTGTTAAGATCAGTTACAAGCTCCGCCGTTGATAAGGTCTTATCTAATGTATAGATTTTATTAGTTCTTTCTTTGATAAAGTCATTTACCATCTTATTTACATCAGACTGCGTAAGGTTAGTAGCTGTGTAATCTAAGGACAAGGACAATTCTACCCCAGCAGCTGGAGTCAGCTCATTAAACTTAACCAAGACCGCTGTGCCTTTCTTATCATTAACAAGCTTAACGATAGCAGTGCGGATGGCGTCAGAAAATATCTCATTCGGTAAATAATGAATTGTGTCCGCAGGATAGTCATCCTCGACATAAATGTCATACAGATACTGACCGAACCTATGAATTATTGCAGACTCATAATGAGACGGCACGATTAAAGTTCCATTAACTGAAGTATAAAGAGCAGCACGACGTAAATCCTCAGTTGATAAATATCTGCTTGGCAAAATTAAAGACTTGATCTCTGATATGTTACCGTAGAGCAATTTTAACTTCTTAGGGTCAACCGAAAGCAAAGTGTTATTATACGTCAAGACTCTGTATATGATCTTGTTATGGATCTGCAGATGTCTACCTAAGACTGAGTTACCGAAAGTCAAGAAAGCCTTGTTATCTGATACATACCTCAGAACATGGTTCTTAGTGTTCTCCACCGATTCGACTTGCTGCGGGTTATAAACAGGAATTAAAGCTATATCATTTACTGTTATCTCCTCTATCTGATCACAAATATATGGGTTTGAGAAATCGAACTCTATCTCTTGAAAATAATCTGATGAGTTAGCTGTGAATTCTTTAACCTCTACCCTTCCTATAGCTACCTGAAGCTTATATGGGTCGTTCTCTTTAAGAATCACGTCCTCTAAGCTATATGCCGTAAAGACACCTAAATCACCGACGACATCGCCCTTACGTATGGTTACGGACTGAGTTGCCATAAAGGATACCTCTAAGGTCAAGGTCTTAGCAGGAGCAAGATATATGCCTTTAGACTTAGCAAGCATAACGACGGATGATCTGAGCTTAGCCTCTTCTAGATAGGACTCACCGCGATTGTTCATATATTTATAAGCAGACCACGTAGCAAAGCCTGCCAAGAGATCTATGAGGATGCCTCCCTGCGAGGATAGGTAGAAGTCCTTAAATTTATTTTCATCTGGAAGCGACTGAACATATTTAACTGCGTCCTTCTTTAGCTCTTCAAAGGATAATGATTTATCTTTTAATATCATAAGATGTCCTTAAATTTTACTCGGATGTTTCTTGCATAAGTATATAAACTTTCATCCAGACCTTTTATTCTGTACCTCAATGTGACCTTATAAACATGGTTATCATAATCCGCCTGAACTCTGCTGGTCGTGTTATCAATTACAATTCGATCATCGACTTTTTCTATGGCAGAGGTAAGATAAAAGTAAATCTCTGCTTCCGTCTGGGAGTTCATAGGTTTAAAAAGTAAATGGTCAAGGTTAGCGCCAACTTGATTAAAGAAAATATCAAATGAGGACAAACGCATAATATTATCTAAAGAGGACTCAACTGCCTGTGAGTTTATCGCCAGCCCCCTCAATGTTACGTCTGCGTATTTAGATACCATTTACTCTATCCTCTTATATTTATCTGATCTGTCCGTGAAAACTTAGACAACTTTACCGCCAGCTCCACCAGTTTTGTTATATACAACTGTTGGAGATGTTGAACCGTCCTTACAAGACACTGCCCGACGTATAGTCAATAAGCCCCAACCTGAACCTGAAATTCTGAAGTTCTTGATGTTAAGACTATCGGACTGGTTGCCGCCTAAGACCGATACTCTATCTGCTGTATGGCTTCCTGCATAAAAGCCTACATGCCCATAACCCGAACCTTTACCGCTTCTATAAAATACAAGAATATCTCCTGCCTGCGCATCATTTAAGGACTTGACCTCTTGCCCGTAAGTAGCATATGCTCGTGATGATGCCGTCTTAAGATACTTACATCCTGACCGTTTCAGAACGGCACTAACAAAGACTGCGCACCATGCGGTGTGGTCTGCGAACTTCTTACCATCGTAGCCTAATGAGTCCCACAGAGCGGTTATGTTAGGGTTAGAGCCAGTCTCATGCCAAGCCTTATCTCCCATAGCCAATAATGTATTAGCTTCTACGATTGGATTTACGAACTCTAAATCCTTACAGTTCGAGGGCTTGCTCTCCATCTCTGGCTTATCCTCTTGCTCGGCGTTCGTAGGGTGGTCTTTTGGAACATCTGTCTTATTTAAAGCTGGAAGTATATTAGTCTTTTGATAAGCACTGTGTTTGTCATAAACCAAGCCTCTTGTTAATACAGGCGAAGCTACAAGAGCAGGCTTCTGATACCGTGGCAGAGCGTCTATTGCAGTTATAGGTGGTGCTGACCCTTCATTAGCATACACATTAGGCGAACCACCTGTAATTGAAGCTGGAGCCGATGTCGAGTCTCCGATACGTCCTACCTTTGGCATATTCCTGTCCTTCTAGTTTAAATCAATTCGATTTGCTTTTATTGTATGCTTACCTAAAGACACCGTAGCAACCTGACCAGCAGCCTGTGCCAATAGATCGCCGCCTATAAAGGTCTTCTTAGTTGAAGCAACGGTAGCCAAGTCCTGACCGTTGTATTCCTTGATCTTATCTCCATCGACTATCTCTGTAGAATTACCTATCGTCTCAGTTGATCTTATGCCACCGACATAAGTAGTGTTATTACCATCCGTTCTGCTGAACAAATTGCCAGAATTGAAACTGACGTTATTTATGCAGGTCTGCTGTATGTCCTTATCAACGACTAAGGTTAAGTTTCCAGAAATATGAATCGTTACGTTACCATCTTTGTCTATGCTGAAAGAGGAACCTGAACTATGGACGAACTCCATAGACTGAGCCTTCTTATCGACACGACTCCAGTTACCTGTGCTGTCTATAAAGCCATAAGACTCTGGGTAGTTTCGATTAACATAACCTCGCGCCTCACTTGGATCAGTCTTAACATTCGTAGCATAGTTCTTAAAATCAGCAGGAACATCTGGTGGAACATTTGACAAAGCTACATTAACCTGATTGTTCTGCTCCGTTATCAGGATACCATCTACAATACCTGTATAGATGTTCTCTGTATAAAAGATAACTGTGACAGTAGCACCGACCTCTGGAATGGAAAAGGCGGATGTTCGAGCGCCGCCCAGACCTATAGGATGTTTGATTGAATACCAAGGTAAGTGCTCTGTGGGAATTCCCTCTGTTAATCTAGGAATAGACACCCGTAGACGTTGTAAGCCCTTAGGATCTTTATTGTCCATTACAGTACCTACATGAGTGCGGTTAACAAGCTGAGACTCAAACTTAACGTCCTGCAGAGTATTAACAAGCATATCAAATGTCCTTTAATTGTTCTTTTTCAAGGTATTTATTCCCTCTCGGGATATCTCTACTGTGGTTAACAGCTTATTACTTTGAATAAATCGTATAATCTTTGTTATGACCCACTTACCAGAATAGACCTCTGAGGCTAAATTAGAGGAAGTGTTATCTGGTGGGAATATAACCGTATAACCATCTAGCAAATTAACATCTATGAACTGGTTGCCGAACTCTACATATGTGGCAAAGTTAGACAGTTTGGCTAAATTGGCGGACTGCGTTAATGATGCCAAATAGTAGTTGTCATATGTGTTGTCGTTCATATGGTCAAATGCCGAAACTCTGTTAAACTTATCCAAGCTAGGCATATCTGATGTGGTTATTTTATCTGGAGTATAAACATAGCTCTTATAAGTTCCTCTGATCTGGTCAAAGTTCAGAATAGAGCGCCCAGCCTTTGTTAATGTATCATAGAAGCCGAAGTTGTTTCTTATAGGTTGAATTAAATTATAGACCTTAGCCCCCTCGCTCTTAGTTGAGAAAGACATTAAGTTTTCTTTTGGAACCTCTTGCAAGACCTTAGTCAAGTCTGCAATGATGGCTTTTTTATTAAAGCCTATACCTAATGAAAAGGCAGAGTTATCATCTGCGTACGTATGCTTCAAAGTCTCTGATATGAATCTCTGAGCCGTCTGATTATATCTTATCCACTTCTGTCTATCTGCCGACGGGTGCTTTATCACGGGAGTCAAGTTATTCTCTTGCAAGCAGGCAGCAATTACATTCACGGCAGAGTCATCATAAGATGCTATGACCTGATTCAGAAAATAAGACTGAACGTTTAAAATGCCTTTTAAGTTTATTACATGCGCGCCTGGTGTAGCTGGGAGATTGTGATTCTTTAAGATAAGGAACTCTGTGAACATATCCTCATCTTTATCATCCTTAGTCAGCATAATGTTCAAAGACGAAGCATTGTTTATGACCTCAAAGAGAGTATTGTTTATGACAGACAACTGTAACTCTACGACAGGCAGAATATTACCTGCCTCCTCTATGACAGTCAAGTTCTGTATAGACTCTGGGTCAAGCTCTAAGTCATTTATCTTTATTAGACACTTCCACTGCCCTTTAACGCCGAATACCATACTAATCGTCCTTATAAACTAACTTCTCACGATTAGTGAAATACCAACCCTCTATAGACGCCAAGCTAGGATATTTTATCTGCGCGACAGTGTTACAAAAGATATTGGGAATATCGTTGTATATAGCTAAGAGCCACCATAGAGCTGTTGTATCATATAGATCATAAGAAATCTTGTCTAATCTGACCTCCCCGCCCTCCAAGACATCCTTTATACCCTCTGTTGGAATTTCCTTTATAGTTCGAGTCAAAGATCTATTATAAAAGAAATCATAGTCATTAAATCCATTCTCATCTGTGAACTTTAAGAAGTTAGATATATTATATCGATTCGTTGTGACGTTATTTAATAAATCCATACCAGACCTCACTCTAGAAACCAAGCACTGAACTCATCTGCAGTTAATAGCTTGTTAGCAGAAAAATTAACCGTGCAAGTAGCTAATGCTGGCTTACCGTTCTCATCAAAGATAGAATCAACCTCAAAACTATTGCTAGTGCAGACGACGTCTGTAGCTCTGAACCAAGTGCCAATTGTTACCTGTAACAAGCCTGCCTTGTCATTGCCACCCATATAGCCCATAGGGGCGGTATAAAATCCTGAGCCTGATCCTTTGTCCTTAGGGTATGCTAACTTATTCAGTTGCTTTATAGAGCTTAAAGGCGATGCCGCGCCATAAGAAAATATTAGAGGCAATGAAAATGTCTGGTTCTGCGATGAAGCCCATTTAAATAAAGTTGCCTGTTCATTTAGACCTGAAGCTGATGTTAACTTTGCTTTATTTGCAAAAGCTGCAGCTTTATTCGCCCACTCTTGCATCTTCTCTGGAATCAAGGAATCAGACGTCCAATCAACCTGTGCATTAAAGGATATGCCTTGAGTCAAGACTGAGGTTAAGGACACGCCATCCCCTATGATGTGAACTGTAAAGTCTGGAAATAAAGTCCCGTTTATTGCTTCTTCAATTAATGTCATTGTATCATCCCATTATTAACCATCATTATGCCTAAGTCATCGTTGCGCTTAGGAGTGCTTGTGCCACCACTTGAACCACCATTAACGTTAACAATCATATTCTTGTCTACAAGCATCTCTAGCAGCTCTATCATCTTATCGTTCTTATCCATCTCTTTCTTATGCTCTGCTATCTCTTCTGGGGTCTTCTCTTCTCCGACGCCCATTATTTTATTAACGCCTTTACTTATCAAGCCTATAGGAGAGTACTCTAAAGCTTTCTTAGCCTTATTCTTTAAGGAGCTAAAGAATCCTGTCTCTTCTTTCTCACCCTCGCCTTCTTTCTTATCACCAAAGCCAAAGAAGTCTGCTATACCTGAGCCTATCTTGTGAACGGTCTGAGCGGCTTTCTTTTCATCGACCAGACCCATTGTTAAACCTGAGACTACGCCACCAACTGCCGATGATGCTTTCTGCCCTGTAGTAGCCTCTTGACCTTCTTTTAGATCAAAATTAGAGGCTGCGTTATTCCAGCCGTCAAAGCCATCCTTAGCCGCCATAAGAGCCGCTAATGGAAGCGCTGCCTTACCTAATAGTCGAGCAGCACCCTTCCCCGCAGTCATTAAACCTCTGCCAGCCTTGCCAACCATCGATGTGCCTGATGACAGAACCCTACCTACCGTTGATCCACCGACAAATGAACCGACACCGCCTAAGACATTGCGACCGATTCTAGCAGCCTTTCCAAAAATACCTCTAGGCTTCGCACCCCTTAGCTTCCCTCGTCCGCGCCTTCGACCTCTACGTCTACGACCGCCGCTATCACCATCAAGCATATCCCCTAGAGAATCTAAGAGAGAATCTCCGTCGTTTTTCTTTTCGAGCTGCTCCTTCATATTGTTCTTGAAGCCAGAGTCAGAATCCTCTTTTTTATCCTCTTCTGACTTAGAGAAAATATCAGAGTTCAGCTCATCCTTTCGGTCTTTCTCTTTCTCAAATCGTAAGAACTCACTGAAGTTATCATTAAGCTTAGTTAATTGTTCCTCTGACAAACTAGCACTTTGAGTTGCTTTAGTAACCTCTTGAATGTATCTGTCTAGGTTGAAATTTTCTTTCTTGACATAGGCGTCTTTCAAACCCGCCTTAAGATTATGTTCTGTTAAAGCAAAGTTAGCCCTTGACTTTTTGACCTCGTCATCTGATATGATACCTCGATTCATTCTCTCTGCTAAATCTGCTTCCATATCTCTGCGATTTCGCTCTATGGTTGAATACAAATTCTCTGCGACACCACTAAAATCTACATTTGATACAGACAAGAGGGCATTATCAAATTCATCTTGAATCTTGGAGCGCTTCTTATCAAGCTTAGCTTTAGCCGCGTCTAGCTTATCATCTAAAGCCGCTCTCTTTTTATTAAATTCATCTAGATTGATGTCACCAGCCTCTAAATCCTTTTTTAGTTTAACCAGATCATTATCTCTCTTGATAAGAAGCCTAGACATATCATTATCAATCTCATCAAGGATTTTCTGAGCATTAAACATAATCTCTTGATTCAGGGCATAGAAGCGCCTCTCATCAAGCTTAAACATATCTGGCAGGAATTTCTCTATTCCACCGTAAAGTTTCTTAGCAGAATTGCCAACGAAAGTAAGAAGTTTCTCTTTCAGGTTGTCAAAGCCGAACAGACTGCCCATTTTATCAGATACGAAATCCGTAGCCCCTCTGACACCAAACAGATCCTCTACATAGCTTATGCCGCCTGCCATCTTACCCTCAGACAAACGACCTGCCTTTTTCTTAGCCAACTGAGATAATGTAGTCTGAGTTTCATCATGAACTATCTCATCTAAGACTGAATCTGTATTTCTTGCCATTCGCAGAGCAGGACGAGCCTGCAACTGTGCCTGCCTTGCCTGACTCTTCATCTGATCTGCTATCGTCTTGACATAATTAACAAGGTTTGATCGATCTACCTCTGACCCAGATACCTGCGACATAGCATCTGCATAATTTCTTGATATAGTTTTCTTTGTAGTATCTGACACCCCAGATCTTGACAAGACATCCAAGAGAGCGTTAGACAAATCCTGCGTATTGAAGTTTGATGCTTGTTCTGGGTTCTTATCAATCGTTTTTGTCAATGCACGTAACGTATCGAGAAGCTCCGTCATTTCATAACCGACCATCTTCTCTCGGTCTAAAAATTTATTAGACAAGCTCTCATATGTCTTAAGCAAATCTTTATTAGTGCTCTGTGCCAACTGAGTGGCTTTAAATAAAATCTTAGTATTAGCGATCAACTCCGCTAACGTGATGTGGGCTTGTTCTAGATCTATGTCTGATGGATCAAATTCCATTTATTTTACATCCTTTTGCTTACCTAACAATTTGAACTTGTTAAAATGCATACACAACAAGTCCGTGAGAGGAATATGGTACAACTGCATCATGACGTGGTAAGCATAGTAAAGCTCATTGATGCTTACATTAGGGATACAAGTGAGAGAAATCTAAGCTCACTTGTCTCAACTGTTCATGACCGCACTTATGAGTTGTGTATTTAATTTTATTAGATTTCAGAAAATCTAAGATTTCTTTGCGAAGCTGAGGGTCTGTAGGCAAATAGACCTTTTCATTAAGATAAGACACGCTCTTAAACTCTGAAAGCAACCTAGTTACGTCTTTTGAGTTCTCTAACGTTACATATAACTCTGGATTAGGACACGTAACATGAATTGGCTTTATACTTTGCAAGATTAAGCCATAAAGACGATTTATCTCATCTCTGTTCTCTACAGAGGCAGGAAGTCTATACAAGAAATTGTATGCTTCCTCTTTGTTCTTCTGGTTACTAGCAAAGGCAAGCATTAGAAGCTTTGCATTCAGCTCCTCATCTTGACTCTTTTTGTCTAAGAAAGCATTAACCTCTAACAGATGGTGCATACGTAACAGATCAAAGTCCCAGTCTTCAATTTGCTTCATCGTTGATTTTATCGGAAGCTCATCTAAAGGAAAGTCCTCAAACTCTAAATCTTGAACCTTTAGACGATGAGAGAATTTTGTGCCACAATACTCACAAGTATTTTCTAAGGTCCAACCCTGTGCGTCCTCTGACAAGATTAAAGAATAGATCAAAGCAACCTTTAGATCGAGGACGGCTAATTTCTTTATATCTACGCCCTTGACTACGTTCTTAATAATTGACAAGAACTTAGGCAGACTGAACTGCGTCATATCTGAAAGTTGCTCTATCTCACCCATGAACAATGGACGGACAAACAGAGCGTTTATGTCATAGGGAATTGTTTTACTAGGTAAATTATCCAAGACAGAATATCCCTCTGGAATGGTCTCTGTATGATAATCTCTTTTGCTCTCTTGAGGTTCAGGCTTAACCTCAGGTTTATCAATTGGCTCTTCTAACTCAATCATAATTTATCCTTTTGATTTATTGTTTAATAATGCTTAAGACAACCAAGCTCATAGAGTTTGATAACAATGAGATGTTATTGTCTCCTACGAACTTCATATCAAATGCAGGCAAGACCTCATAAGCTGAGTCTGATATTACCTCATCCTTCAACCCGTATTTGATAATGGTTAATTTCTTTTTCTTAGAAAAATAAATTCGACCCTTATCAAAGGCTTCCTTTATCCAATCTCTAAGCTGTAAGTGTATAGTATAATCTTTGTCGTCTATGTAAGATATAGACAGAGAGGGCCCAGTCTGCTTATGCGGCAAGGAATAGGAAGCAGGTCCGACATCTACAGACTTACTCTCTATGCCGTTCATATGCTCCTCTACGTTAGTTGCAGGGATATATGTACCTCGACTGGTTGATATTCCAATGCCATCAAGAGTGACTGACCACCTGTGAGTTGATGCAAAATCAATCTTGGATAGTTCAGCCACCGATAGCTTCATGCCTAAGCCTTATTAGTTTTTCTTCCAAGTGAAGTAGTTGTATGCGATCTGGGCTGTTGGTTTAAAGAAGTCATTATCGCTGTTTAGAGCGCCGCCAGCATCAAACTCCTTCAACTGACACTCGTGCAAAGTAAATGTCTGAGTAGGTTGCTCTTTATGGTCAAGGAGCATCATCGTCATAGTGAATTCAAGCGCACCGAAATCCTCTCGGTTACCCTTACTGTCGCCTACGCTATCACAAGTCCAAGTCTTATCTTCAAGCTCACGGAAAGCTTTAGCAACGACAGCATCTACATCCTCTATGAACTGTAGGTTCAGCTCACCAGCCTGTGTAACCTTACCCGGTCTGTTAATTGTGTGACCATGAAGCTCTACGCTCTGAAGCTCATGGGTTCTCTTTGGCAGATCCGAAGTCTGGCATCTGAGGTGCAAATCCTCAGATGCTAATGGAGCCGATGTAGGTCCACTAAATGAGACCAACCAGTTATAGGTGGTCTGTAAATCTTTAATTGTATTTAATTGTCCCGCTGAAAAATGCATTTTCTATCCTTTATCCCAATGTTACTGCATTGAAGTTAGCACCAGTAGTTGTTATAACAGTTCTAAATGTTATATACTCTGCTGCTTTGACTGGCTTAACGTAGATATCTGCGTAGAGCTCGTTGTTATCAATGATTGCTGGGGTGTTGTTAGTCTCATCACAAATGACTTTAAAGTCATAGACGCCGCCCTTAGACTTAATGTCTTTCATCAAAGCTGTTAAGCCATCGGAGATAAGAAGTCTAGTGATCTGATCATTAACCTTAAACTCAAAGTAATCTAGGAAGTCCATAACGCTAGGCTCGATAACGATGAGCAACATTCTGACATTCAAGCGATCAAGAGCCGATGGTTTCGACTGTAAAGTCTTGTTACCCCAGATAGCTATACCCTTATTAGCTGCTTGTCTAATTGGGTTAACGCCGTTGTCGTATAGAATGTCTCTCTCACCCTCAGTATAAACTGCCGTCAAGCCACTGACCGCTAACATACCGTTATCCCAACCAGCCGCTGGAGTCCACATATTGTTATTTCGAGCTGTATAAGCCATTGCAGCCGCTACGAAGCCATCTGGTCCAGCCTCGACGTAAATATCGTTGTATTTATCATAGACCTTAACGTGTGGCGAGAATAGACCACCGTAGCTGGAATTAGCCTGAGACTCTTTCCTATAGTTGACGACCGCCTGTGCTCTATTAACTGAAAGCTTCTCTGCCTCTGGGTCCGCTGAGAAATAGCAGATGGAGTTAACGCGCTTTTTAGCGATTTCAAGAAGCGCTGTATGATATGCGTGATCTGTATAGCCACCATCCATAAAGATCTTGATGTCGTAGGTCTCTGCCTGACTCATCTTCTCTGCGCCTTTGATTAACTGACCGACAGTGATAGCCTCACCATCAGAACCGCCGACTAGCTTATTTACAGTTGGCTTATATGTTACCAGCTTCCACAAAGCTTTAGTCTTCTCTGCTGTGAAATCAGCTGGAGTGATTGTATAACCCTCTTTTTGTTCGGTATCACCGACATACTCCCAGAACAAGCCATCATCGAATACGATTGTGCCTTTCTTAGGATCTACGCCCTTCGCCAACGTCTCACCCGCTTTCAAGGTATAAGGCTCTTTTGCAAGGTGAATGTCATACTTCTGACCCACGCTGAACGGAGCTGGATTACCCTTCTCATCTACGCAAAGAACATTGTTAATGAAGCGTAGATACTGTGAACGATTAGCCAAGACATGATCAACTCTCATCTGGCTGTTATTCAAACTCTTAAAGGACTCTCTCGTGACCTCATGAGTTTCAACCAGCTCTGTGCCGCCTGTAGTGTCGAGGTAAACTTTTATGATATAGCCGTTCTTGTAATTCTTACTTGGCTCGATGCTGTAAGATAGCTTATTGTTCTCTGCTGCTGGGTAAGCTGCTACGAAAGCACCTGTGACCGTATCGTTAGATTTGAAATCAAAGGTTCTGATTGATTTGATAGGATCTGACGGTACTAATGCCTCTGGCTCTTTCTTACCAACGTATGGCGCACAATGAACACCGTATGCAGCACCGTTATGAACGCGGACTACATAAAGCTTATTCGATTGCGACAAGAAAGCTAAAGCAGAGTAATGAGCTAAGCCAAGCTTTGGATCTGGCTCGCCGAATACATCGATGAATTCCTCTTCGGATGTTACTAGCACTGGAGTATCTACAGCTCCACGGTGAGCAGGAAGCACGATGCCAGCTGCGATGCCCGTGAATCTAGGTACACGTGTGCTTAAATCAACTTCTTTTAGTGTTACTTTTGCACTGGACATCTTATGCTCCTAGTCTTTTGATTACTAATTCTGGCTTCTCTGTCTTAAGCGCCTCTATGCGCTCCTCAGTCAAGGAAGCCTTGACCGACCCCTGAGAGCCGACCACCAATATATCATCTGGAGTCTCATAATTACCATCTAGGTCCACATAGCAAATATATGGGCTTGTATTGATAATCATGACGTCAACAGATGAAGCCACTTCTGCAGTTTCTGTTTTCTTATTACTTGCCATGAGAAAATCCCTTCTATTATGGTTTTTCGCGATATATACTTATCTCGCCTGTCTCGACATCTTTTTTAAAACCGATGTCGAACTCAGACTCAATAAGTGTTCCGACATTTACGTTGATAAAAGCTCTTTTTATCAACGGGAGGTTTCTAGCACCATCTGCAAAAAGCATATAGTACAATGAGAACTCACACTGATACTCAAATATCTGACCTGTAGTCTTAGTATCAAGCTTCTCTATGGTATTACCCTCTAATGGAGATAAGACTGTCGTCATTGACCCCACATGCTCTACAGGAGTCTCAAAGACATTATTAACTGTATAGAGCGCCATAATGGTCTCCTCTATCTGCTCCATCAAGTTACCGTTATTTGTATAGAACTTCACAGTCAGAGGGGTCTGCACCATACGTGCCTTATACGTATTAACCGTATTACCATTACCTGTAGGAACAGGAGTAGCAAAGCTATAACTTTTTAGACCGTATCTGGAGTCTATATCCATCTGCCCTCTGTTCCAAGTCATCATCGACCATAGATCTGGCGGATGACTAATCCTCTTGATAACGTCTAAAGGATTAAATATCTTGTCCTCGATTAATACAGTCGGTTTCTTATTCTTACTCCACGAGCGCAGAAAGGTCAACTGCGGATCGTATATGGTTTTGATTTTCTGTTCTTTTGTCTTAGGGTCTATGCTACAAATTAGCTTGCAGTCCTTCAAATCGGACGCAATTTTATTCAAGGCTGATTTAATAGCGACAGATGTAATCATAATGACCCCCTTATTCCATTGGTACTAAGCCATAAAGCTGATAAAGATTGTTACCATAAATTGAAGCAGTATCTATGCGTAATCTTGTTCCTTGTATTCTCTTAGCATTGACCTGATCTGTTAAGTTAATTGAAATCATTGTATTCAACGGGAGCTCTGTGATGAAGTCCTTATCTGGAACGGGCTTCAGCTGATCGTGGATGTCATAATACTGCGGACGACCGTCCTCTGCCCATAGAGGTAATTTCAACTTCTGGTTCTTGTACGCAATTCTTAACTCTGGGTTCAGAACATAGACCATATCAAATGGCGCAAGAAGCTTCCGATCACTGATCTCAGCCAAGATCATATCCATATCGTTTGTATTCTGCCCCTCTTGGATAAGCTGAGTCAAGAGAAGCCGACCAGACCAGTCAGGAATCTCTGGGTAGCTATAATCAGAGTCCTCATCGTTATAAATTGACTTACTCTCCTGTGGGAAATATAGATCTACATCTGTGCCCAAATGAAAAGTAGTCAGATAAATAAACTTCGAAGCTGGACGCCTAGCTCGGTTTGTCAGGGTTAATAAAGACATAGCCTATAACCTAGTTGATTTATAGTAATAAGTTCTGACACGATTAGAATAGGTTGTGCCGCCCGCTAACGGATTACGGTTAGTAATGAAGTGAGAAACCCGACTAAACTTCTGTGAAGCAGTCTTAAGCGCCTGTAAGCGTGTATCGAACTCCTGCTTCATCGTTGACATCAAATCCTTATAATCTGATAGTCTGTCCTTGACTGCCACGCCATTATTAAGATCTGCATCAAAGCCGTTATGAGTCCAGTCATAGGTTAAGGCTTGCAGAGAGTGAGCGCAGGCGCCTAGAATTAATACTCTTCGCCAACGACTATCTTTATTATCTCGGTAGTCGCCCTCCGATAAGATATACTCAAGAGAGAAAGAAGTCTCTGGCTCTAAAGAGTTGATATCTGCCAGAGCATCATATATGGCATCTTCTATGTCGAAGTCTGATGGTTTCTCTATAATGTCGTCTATGTTATCATATCGACATCTACGTTTCACTTCTGCTATTATTGGAGCTAAATCCATAATTAATCCTTTCTGAAAAGGTTTGTTAAATTATGGCTTTGATTTGTAAAAGCTTCGTTTCAAAATTTTCTTTTGTGATTGTAGATATGAACTCTAAGGGGTTGATGTCTGGACAATGAGCTTCAATGTGATTAACAATTACACCAAATGCCTCTTGGATTGGCACGACAGGAATATCAAGAGAGTCCATAGCTGCAGCTGCAGTTAAGCCCACCTTATGGTCTAACTTAGTATAGGATAGCCCTCTGAGCGCCTGTTTAACTCGAACAATATGCTTACAAACCTTGACCTTGCGGAACGGATCTCGAATATCTGGTGGGCGGTTTTCTATTAAGTCGAGATTATAGGAGTCACCCGTTACTGGGTTAGTGGAATTATAAGCAGGTCCGAAAAATATGAATGATGGACATTGACAATGAACTCGAACATCGTCCGTAAGAGGCTTACCCCTCTTAGTTGAGTTCTTGTCAAAGACCAACGTAACAATATGACCTGACGTCTTGCTATAAGACTCATTGCACTTCACAAGAAATAAATATCTGATTCTGTCATCATAAGATTTCTTTTCGTAGTCCATCATATAGACATTACAGTTAAGACTACGGTTATTGAACCGTTTATCATTTTCATTTACTAGTTCTGTGATCGATACTGCATCAGAAAATATCATTGAAGTCCCTTAAACTAAAGACGGCAGACAAGTGGCGAAAGCTTGTCTGCCATTTATCAAGGAAGCATAACGCTTACGCATCGAGAAGCTTTAAAGCCTCTTCTTTGATATTAGCTATAGACTTATTCCAAGCTAACTCGTTGATGATGTCTTCTCTGGACGCTAAGGCTTTCTTAATCTCATCTTTAGTAGAAGCCGCCTCTAGTGCAGCTTTGATATCCTCTGCCTTATTCTCTTTGTTCTCGTCCCCACTTGCAGTTACTACGTCCTCTACTTTTTCTCCAGAAAATGGCTGACTCTCATCTTCTGGGATGCTGTCAAGAGGGTCAAGAACTACATTCTCACCGTCCTGAAACTCTTTCACGAAGCCTAAGTTTTTTAAGACTTCTAGGTAATTTGGATCAACGTCCTTTAGCTCTGTACCTCTAGCTTGGAAGCCAAACACAGAAGCATCTGCTCCGTTAAAATCTCGATTTACAATGATTCGACTCATAGTCATCTCCTTAATCGTTTATTTTGGTATAAGATTGCATCTTATACACATTATCGTATCAAACTTGAAACATCTTTTATTCAGAGATTCCTAAATAATCCACAAAAATCTGTTGAATGTCTTTAAAAGACAACGGAGGAACATTTTTGTAAGTGTTTAGACTCTTAGTTAAATAATCTTTTAAGGCAGCATACAAAGGAGTTCTCACGCTTTTGTTATCTTTTATAAAATTTAAGATATTAGCACTTGGCTTATAAGTCATTGATGTTACTTTACCGTCAGGCAAGGCAATAGATACAGATACTTCCCAAGAACTATTGCTGATATAAAAAGAGGAACGACTCTTATCAAACTCGAATTTCCTGCCATTGATGTCTATAAAAGTACCCATTGGCTTAGGTCCAAGATTTTTAAGAGGATTATCTGCTTTTAAACTGCTAAAAATTTTCATTTTATGTTCCTTATCTGATGTCATAGACCTACTTTATAATAAAAAGTCATTTCTTGACCTCGTAGTAGTGGTTGCCTGTTGTGTAAATAGGAAAAATCTTTTTACTTAAAAGAAACTGGTTGACAGGTTGATTATCGTAATCTCCAAACATCTCTTTCATCTTATGTTTCTGGTAAGTCTGCCTAGGCTCTACCTTCTGCAAACTTTCGTTATAGTATAATAAAGACGGCTGCGTCGTTCTTTTATATTCAAACAGACCAGACTTTACATAGACAGAGTCCTGAGGATCTGGAGTCAAGTCTTCATAGGCGTATGTGTATTTGATTTTATCCTTCAAGGACTTAAACAGCCTACTAAAGCCGCCGCGAACGATCGTGAACTTCTTAGTTGCTAATCGCAACAGTTCGCCGTCCTTAGCCACCGTAATGAGCATGACAAGTTCATTATCTTTTGTATACAAACCCGACTGATAAGTTGATGGACGATCTACGCCGTGTAGGTGGTTTATTGATAAGAAACGAATAGCCTCCTGAGGAGTAGGTTGTTTGATGATAAGGTCTTTGGCATTTAGTTTGTTTGGAGTCTTATTAAAGATATTTAAAAGCATTGACTTTATTAAGTTCTGGTTCTTCCAATAATCAAAATCCCAAATATGATATAACTTTATACCTTGCTTTAATGCCAACTGCGTCTTTTTCTGATGGTAACCTTGTGGTTTTATTCCTGCGTTATGAAAATAAGCTGAGTCAACCTCCAAGCCAATCTTATGCTCTGGATTATAGATGTCTATTTCTTGAGGGTTGGTCTTACAAACGTATAAGCAACGGAAAGATTGCTTTAGATCTTTTATACCTTGAGCCTCTAAGAAAATTATCAGCTCAACCTCTAAATCTGATATCTTAGCCTCTGGCGGAAAACAATGCAGGCAACGAAGCCTGTAATCAACCATTGCTAGACCATTACACCTATCACAATGAACGAAATATCTCTTGTATGAATCAGTTGTCCCATCATCCTCATACTCATCTTTCCAACCCGTGAATTCTTGCCATGGCTCCCATTGCATACCTCGCTCTGCCAAGATTACCTTATAACCCTCTAATGCCTCAGCCCAACGAATTTTATTACTTCGCTCATGAAAGCCCAATGCCTTAAAGTTATTCATATCCATATTTCTCTAATTTAGTTTGCTTAGCAGACTGTTCCATATTAGACCTTTTTATAATTAAATTATATTAAAGTAGAACAGAAAAAGAAATTTTTAAATGATTAATATGTTTTTGAAATTATAAAAGAAAAAGATAAGAGCCGAAGCTCTTATCTCTCAATAAAGGATTAGCTGAGCTTAATGCTAGCTACACCGTCTGGGTTGTGGATTGCGATGCCGACTTTCTCAAACACCGACCACCCCAATTCGCGCCTTTCAGGGGAATCTGCCGACAAGACATTCAACGGAATGCTCTCTACGATGACGCCTACTAGCTCTGGCTCGCCAATGAAATAAATCTCATTAGCTGGAACCTCTGAGCTGGTGTTAATGGTAGCACCGAATAGAGTTCCGATAGTACCGTTAGCCACGAGTGCGCGCGAGGTTTCGAAGTCCACGAAAAAGCCATTCTGTACGCTGTTTAGCTTACGAACCAAGGTATTGTGCTTTGGATTCATAACGATGTTAGCGCAGCGGATATCTCCATGAGACTCTACCAAGCCGATAGCATCACTGAAGTGACCTACAGTAACAGCATTTGCAGCTACTGCAATTGGAGCATTGCCATCTGCACCATTAGCTACTCTGCCGATGATGTTAAAGATTTTCTGGTCTTCAACGCGGATAACTTCTGCTTTGGTCTTAGTTTGAATTCGCTCTTTAATATCGTATCGGCGCTCTTTAACTTGACTGATCGGAACAGTTACCAACGTAGCGATCTCAAAGGTTGGAACAAAGATGCGAGAACCTTTTGCTACAGTCATAACATCGGTACCCTCTTCGCCTACGATATAAGCTTTGATATCTGGATCTTTATCGTAGTATGGAAGCTGTCCATCTGCGATAGGATCAACTGAAAGAAGTCGGCGACCTACGCTGACGTAGTCCCTCATCTTTCGTAACGGTCGGTTCATAGAAGCTGCAAGCTTAGCGCGTCCAGCTGCCGACTTAATGTGTTTAGCGATGAGTTCGCGTTTTTGTGCTATTGTAAGTTGTGCCATTTTTTATCCTTTTCTATTAGAACTGAACTCTAACCAACTTGTTAGCTGCCGAGTTTGCACTTCTTGCAAGACCGAATACATTTTTTAATGTGCCCTTAGTCTTTGTAAGAACACCATCGTCACCGATGTAAAGCTGATCACCTGGTTTGATGTCTGCCTCTTTAACTTGGTCTGTTTCTACAAGACCGCCGCCGATAAGAAGTGGAAGTTTGCCAGAAGCGATAGCTGGAGTATTCTCGAACTCATAGCCTGCTGCGTCGTTGATAATGAAGCCAGCGAACTGAGCGTCGTCATCGCCCGCCACTTTCACATAGCCATCTGCACCTACAGTTGCTACACGTCCAGCCTTAAGCTTTTGGATGTTAGCACTTGCACGAACGGCTCCGATGTCACCGACTAGGTGTGCTGGGTTGATCTCGAACTCAGAATCCCTAGATCCGTTAATGTAAAGTATATTTAACATGGTTGTCTCCTATCTTATTTAAAGTCAAATACGGACTCTAGAAGTGACATCTGAGAGCCTTTGTTTATGACCATCTTTTTTCTTGCTGCTTTAACAGCTGCTCTTTTTGCTGCTTTTGCTTTAGCCACACCTGTATCGATTGGCTCTACTGCCTCGTCCTCAAAGAACTCGTCAAGAGTATCCTCACCTTGAGAAAGGTCATCAGAATCGATGTCATCTAAGCCATCATCCTCTGTGCCAAGGTCTAGGTCTTCCTCTACGTCTAGGTCAGCAGTCTCACCTTCATCGTCCTTAACTTCGTCAGTAATCTCATCAACTACCTTCTCGACGGCTGGAACGACAATTTTTTCTACAGCTGGCTCTACCAAGTCATCCGCTACTGGTGGAACTAGGTTCTCAACGACAGGAACGACTACGTCTTTTAGAATCGGTGCTACTTGCTCTGTAGCAGAGCCGTCACCATCAGCTGGGGCTTCGCCTAGATCCTCATCGCTGACGCCGAAATCCTCGTTATCGACGATTTCGTCAGTTGGCTCTTCGCCTAGATCGTCAAGCTCTGCATCGATGACCTTACCCAAAATCTGAGCTTTGATCTGAGCCTGAGCTACGTCTGTTATGTCTTGGTCGAATTCATCATTTGCAATCTTAGCCAGACCCTTACGTCCAGCCTTTACGGGTTTTAGTAGAGCTACAAATGCTTTGCTAGAAAGGCTGATAGCATTATCCACGGATGCTTTAACCCTTTTCAACTCAGCACGAGTCTGATACTTACCTGCAACAAGATTACTAGCAATGAGAGATAACGAAGCGTCCGCTTTTTTCATGACTTTTGCTATGTTAGTCTTCATAGTTTGAATCTCCTTCAAAGGTTATTTTATTAGATGAAGACTGCCACAGCAAGCTTCATCTTTTGTGGATGCAAAATCCAATATCAAAACCCTGTGCAAATTAGAAAAAATTAAGTTTAAGTTTCGGAACGGAAATCTGGAGTCGCGGCTCTATAGGAATCTGACTTATATGTCTGCTGTTTATGCAGACTTTTGTTTTTGAATTTGGCTTAAGTTTCGAGGCAAATATTTCAAATAATTTGTCAATTTTGAGAATCTGAAGTCAAGAATTTAGATGAGCGACTCACAGCAAAGTTAAGATTCTGCTGTTTATAATGGATATGTGGTTTAAGTTTTCTCGACGTATCTGGAGATGTTCCTCTATAGGAATTTAAACTTATGTATATTCATTTTATGGGAGGTTTAGGATTTGGATCTTGTTTAAGTTTCGGAACAAATTAGGTCAAATTTCGACTTTGATATTAAAGTTACGGATATGGCGAAATTTGACTCTATTTTACCATATGAGCCAATGAACTAAAATCCACCTTTCGATTATAGGTGAACTTCTCGACACCAGAGGATATCATCACCGTATCTGACCCATCTGGAAGCTTCTCTATTGCAGCAATAAGTTCTATCTTAACCTCTGCCAAGCTAAAGCGATAGACCTTGCCTGACTGCGTCTTATACCCACCTTCATCAAACGATACACCCGAATCGTCATCTAGATCTACCCCTTGCTCTTCGGTTGAGTTCGAATTCGATATGTCATTATTTGGAATAGTTGTATTAGGGGTTTCTAGCGACGCGTCTGTTCGATGATCGTGATTAAGGCAGACACTTGTAACCTCTTCTTGACTTTTTGCAGTGTCGAGGGTCTGTGACGGCTCTATTAACGTTTGAGTATTATTACGCTCTTTTATTGCCTTCTTAGTTGCCTCAAGCTCAGCATACAGTTCTGACTGAATATGGTGAAGTGGATATTTATAGATGTCAACTGACGAGGAAGCAGTCCATGAGTTAAACTTATCAAACTCGACATCATAGCTCATTGACAGACCTGGTAGTTTAAACATATCCAAGACCTCTTTTAATGAACCGACTTCAGTCACCAGCTTCATAATAGGAAACGATAACGCTATAGGAGTTGTATAGTCCACTTCATCGTGAACAGTAACCCATGGATTTATGTAATCCGTATGCGTTCCTAAAAGCAGATCGTCTATTGTCTTAGTCGTTGGCTGGAATGGCATAAACCCGCCTTATGATGTTAAGAGATCGTTCATAAGCCTCGTAAGGATCACTGTATAGTTTATGTTGAGTCATACGCTTCTTAATACACTTTATGACCTCTGGAATGTTATCTGCATCTGCCGATAACATGGACTTAACAGCAAGAACTACCGCCTTATAAGACATATCTTTGTTAGAGGAAAAGATATTAATATGCGAGGTCAAAGCTGAAAGCTCTTTCTGAGCTATTTTGTATCTGTCTGCTTGAGATAACATATCTGTTACTCCTTATTTGAAGCTTTCTTTTTAAACTTAAAATTGCCCGCATCTGCAATTTTAAACATACTTTTAGTATTCTCTTTATTGACAGAATTATTAAATGCAAACTCTCGCCAATGGTGAACCGTACCTTGTTTATCTATGAAAAGAATCGTCGGAGATGACCAACCTTCATACTTAAAGCCAAGCTTATAGTAAATAGACTGTTCCTTTATGTTATTTAAATCCACTGAAGCGTATGAAAAAATGTCGATATTAGGAAATAAATTATCCACATAAGATAACAAGCGACTAAAGCCGCCTACAACCGTTGTGTTTAACAGATTAGCATAACGGTCAATCTCTAAATAATTATCTTTTTTGTAATGAGAAATGGAAAGACATGCCACCAACTGATTGTTATGAAATAGACCCAAATACAGCCCGCTGTTTTTACCGCCTTGTAAATGATTTTCATTAAAAAATGCCATTGCTTTGTTATAAGAAACTTCTTGTATGACACACTGTCGAGCATAAATTCTGTTTGGAGTTTTACCCAACTTTGAAAGCAAGATAGATTTTACTATATCTTCTTTAAAAGACCAGTCATGCTCCCATATATGAAGCAGCTTCACACCTTTTAAAGAAGCCAGATAAGATTTATCTTTATGATATTCTATTCCTTTTCGCCAAACTCCATGCCAATAAGAGCCGTTGATCTCTATGCCTAACCTTAAATCCGAGAGATATAAATCTAGCTCGTTTCTGCCTCCTAAAGTGAGGCACTCATTAACTAAAATATGACCATCATAATGTTGTTTTATAAAATCTAAAATAGATTCTTCTAAAGAGGATCTAGTGTCTTTAGGATTACAATTAGGACAAACGTTTTTATCAAAAAATGAAGCATGCTTAAACTCTAAGCCACATTGCAGGCACTTAAAATCTTGAAACTTCCATGAACCGTCTGAGTTCCAATAACTCTCATATTCTGATGTGATTTCCATATTAAATTTAGCAGCCTTTAATTTTAAATTACTCTCACCTCTAA